AGTTGACACACAATAAATCTGTAACTACTTGAATTTAGGTTCACTTTTGACACTTATTACCGTAGGATGTTGACACACGACAACACAATTTCAGGTACTTACAGGAAAATTGTCAACAGATTACCGCGAAAGAGTCAACTTATTTAACAAAATAAAAAAACGTGTAGGGGGGGGAGGGTAACCTTCCGTCAGGTACTTAGGTCGTTTTTCTCTGCCAGGGTTGCCAGAGGTCTGCCAGACCCCTGGCAGAGTTATCCACAGGTTTAAGTAAGCGAAAGCATTCTTCTTTTCTCTAAAATACCCTTACTTATCCACAGGCTGCCAGAGGTTACTCAAACTAAACTACCTTTTTTTTCTACGATATTGTGGTGACACTTAAAAAAAACATGAGGTGCATAAAAAAAAAGAGGGCCTTTCCCCCTTTTGGCCAAACCTCTGGCAGAGTTATCCACAGGTAACCCTCTTTCTCGAATGATATGGCACCCTTAGCCCTGTGGATAACTCTGCCAGAGGTCTAAAAACCTCTGGCAGACCTCTGGCAGGGCTGGCAGAAAAATGAGCGGGTGTCTAATTATTACGAGCAGTTATGGCGTAAGTGCCTGTTTTCGACCTCTGGCAGAGTTATCCACAGGCGGCCTTCGGGCCCCTTTCGGGCCCCCCTTGTTGCCCTCGCCGTCCTCTGGTGCTAGGTCCGCTCGTATGGGGCATACACCCTCCGAACATCTTGAGCAGTCTCGGTTTTTCGCCATCCTTCGACGGCTCAAGCAGCCATGGGCCAAGTATGCCTTCGCCATCCCCAACGGCTTCCTGGACTCCAAGTCGAAGAGAATCCGAGCCTGGAGGGAGGGAATGCTCTCTGGCACTCCCGACGTCTTCGTCCCTTTGCCTTCTAAGGGCTTCCACGGCCTCTTCATTGAGTTTAAAGCGCAAGGGGGCACCCTCTCTATGGCTCAGAAGGAATTTCTCGCCTACGCTCGTTCTACGGGCTATAAAGCCGAAGTGGTCTTTTCCCTCCGACAGGCCCTCGAGGTGCTCAAAGACTACGCCGAGCCCGGAGGCCCGTCATGAGCAAAGAGCCCAAAGCGCCCATGGGTCCACGCACCCCCGGAGGCCCGTCATGAGCAAAGAGCCCAAAGCGCCCATGGGCCCACGCACCCCCGGAGGCCCGTCATGAGCAAAGAGCCCAAGACGCCCTACATCGACTACGATGAGCCCTACGAGCCTCAGCTGCCCGAGAAGCGGCTCTTGGTAGCCGTCATCCAGCGAGCCATCATCGACTACTCTGTGCCCATATACGACCGACCGCACCTTCGGTACTGGGCGTCCGCTTGGCTCTTCTCAGACTCTCGAGAGGTCATGAGTCTTTACTGGATATGCGCCCATCTGTCCGAGGACCCAGACTTCTTTCAGACGGCAATCCGCAAGTCTTTAGAGACCAGAAAGCCTGGTAAAAACAGTGTTATAGTGAGGGTCGATAAGTGATAATAGGCCTCATTCTCCACATTGTGCTCACGGTCATGGCCCTCTGTTATCTTTCACGGCAACTAAGGGCCCACAGTTTGGCCATCCTAGCGATGGCAAAGGCTATGGTTCTCTTGGCAGAAAAGTCTAAACATGCCGAAATGCCTTCTAAGGACTTATGGACGTAGACCAATGCGTAGGCTGTCAAAGGTGCCTCCAGAGAAAGCCAGGGAAGCAAAAGAGCTACCCGTGCGAAGAGGCCTTTAGAGCCCCTCTGCTTTCCCTTCTGGAGCTCCTCAAAAAGCTCTTCTCCAAGAAGCGCTGGCGGGAACTTCGAGGCCGCATGAAACCCGGAACACACCGGAGGGAGAAGGCGAGTTATCGACCGGAGAGAGTAAAAAGGCAGAAAGGTCCGTCAGCTTGGCAGACGGCTAGGAGAACCACCGTTCCTTCCGGCTACGAGATCTCTTCGGAGTCCCCACGGATTGTCACCGCCGCCATTTATGGCCCCAACGCCATGGCCCGTAACTTCTTCCCAGACGTCCTTGAGTCTCCCCGCATCCAGTTAACAGAGAAAGAGGCCCTGCGCCTTACGATAGAAGACCAACGGCGCAAGCTTCGAAAAATGTATCGGCGATGAGTAAAAAAGCGACAGAGAAGTACATCAATCAACTGCTGGGCGTGGAAGAACCGTTCTCATCTGCCGTTGAAAAAACATCTCCGCTGTCCGTCGACCAACAAAAATTCATCGATGCTTACACGACAAACGGCGGGATAACTAAGAGCGCCCTGCGCTCCTCCGGCGTCCCCAGAGCCTCACTGGAACGCTGGAAAACAGAAGACCAAGAGTTCAAAAAGGCAATGAAGATTGCCGAGGAGCATTGGGTCGAAGAGCTCCGAAAAGCCGCATTCCTGCGTGCTCAGGCTAAAAGCGACGTCCTCTTGATGTTCCTCTTGAAGGCCATGAAGCCCGAGGAGTTTGACGATGACGTTCGCAAGACTCAGTACGTCGGCCTGAATAGTAACCCGGATAATATACCCGTGAGGGCGACACTCGTGCGGGATAATAATATACTGGTACAGAATATATCCCTGGGTACGGAGCAGAGCGACCGCCTCCGTGACATCCTGAAAGAAGAAGAAGCGCTGGAGATAGAAGGGTTACCAACACCCCTACCCGACGACGACCCAATGGACCCACAGTTCTAATATTCATAAAGCCTCCTAGAGAACACACACACTCAGTATCCCCCCGGAAGCTTGTCGGTGTCAACGAAATTAGAACGGAGGGTCGCCTGCATCGTCCTCACCGACCGCAGCGAAGACATCATTCGTCACTCGAATGCCATGAAAACCACGGCGATTGTTCCTCCGTTCCTTTCGCTTCATGAGCGAAGGATGCTGAGATATCTCCTGGAAAAACCGCTGCTTATGCTTTGTATGTCGTCCTGAGTCCTTGCACCACTCCTTGTACGAAGCCCATAGGTCGTCAGCTGTGACGAAGCTATGACCCATATCAGTTACTTCTACGCACTCAGAGATATATCCTTGGACGCTATCCAACTGCTCCGTTATTTCCTGTATGGCTTCTAAACCTTTTTGCGCTGTGAACAACTTATCGCCCCTCAACAGCCTTCGAGCTCCTACGAGCGCCCAGTTAAAGATGCCCTGCGTCTCCTTCGCCAGCCGCTCCTTCAAGCTTGTGTCTTCCTGCCCTAAGAAAGACTTCCAGAAAGGAAACACCACCATTCTATTGGTCAGAGCGTTCTCGTCGTTCAGGAAGTTCGGCAGTTTGTTGCACACAAACGCAATCTTTACGCCGAGGCGTTGGAACACAACAGTTTGGCCCTTTCTGTTAATCCCCACTGGGTCGTTACTCGCCAAACTTTTAATGCGCTCCGTAGCCACGCCCATGCGATCCAAACTCGCTCTCTCTGCATCTTGGAAAACGCAAAGCTTACGGCCCATGAGGTTCTCAAGACCAAAGTCACTTCCGATGAGAGACAGACTTGTCGACGCCGTATTTTCTCGACCTACGATGTTCTCGATGACCGAGGCGAGTGTGCTCTTTCCGGCCCTGCTGGCACCTTTGAAAACTGCAAACTTCTCCATGCTGCAGGAGGTCAACAAGCAATACCCCATCCACAATCTTAACGACTCGATGAGCTCGCTGTCCCCTTCCCAGATGGTCTCAAGAAAGGAAAGAAACTCAGGGCATCCACCCTGCTCAACGTACACCATCGGCAAGGAGTGGAAGCAGAACCACTCTTTCTGGTGGGGCAAAAGTTCTCCCGTCGACACATCCAGAATGCCATTCTTTACCGTGATAAAGTCCGTGCCCTCTACGCCCTCTTTTCGCCAGCAGACATCGGGGATTCCGTGGGGCTTACTAAGTTCCATCTTCACAATCTTTCGGACATCAGAGAACATCGACGCTTTTATCGTCTGGGTAACCTCTTGCGGCATGTCACGAAAGACAAGACTCTCGATGGCACCGTCCGTGATAACTCTCCACCGTTTTTCATTTGTGTCATAATGTACAAATTGCCCATCAAAACAATCGACAGTGCCTTTCATTCTTTCAATGAACACTCGAGCATTATGCACTGCATGCTTCTTCGAGTACGCCAGAACTCTTTGCTCTTCCACTACCACTGGCTCCTCATCAAACACATGCTCTATCGACATATTGCCTTGTCCCCTTTGGGCGTACTTGAATGCGTTTTTAACCTTGTCCGCCAAATCCCGTGTGCCCCATGGCGGGCTGCATCGGTGATTATACTCTTCGGCCATAAGATCGAATACCTGCCGCTGCGACAATCCGTAATCTCGACACATCATAGCAGCCTTCAACGTCTGCAGGTCTCCTCCTCCGCCCTCTACAGCTGGAGGGAACGAGCGGATTGCAAGTCGTGCGGCATGAAGGTCTAAGTTACCGCCAAGTTTGTCTTCTTCCCTCTTTTTTTCTACGGGCCGAGGGGTGGAGGTCATCTCATCAACTATCCACTGCGGGAGCTCGTCTGCCTCCTCGAGCGCATCGAGGAGATCAAGGCCTCTATCGAAAGTGTACATACCATTGCCACTCTGATGCACCGATGGCCACGTAACTACCTGGTTACCACCGTCGGCAAGGATGTCGACACCTTTAAAGATACGTGCGGCGCTGCTCCGACTCTTTAGCTCTCCGTCGATGTTGGTCGGGTAGCGGTAGTAGAGATGCATACCGCCACTTGGGCTTTGCTCAACTATTGGATTGCCGAGGTGCATCTCGTGCTCCTCGTACCAACCTGGCTCATCAATATCGACGCACACAAGCCCCGAAGCTTTTCCGGTCACCACGCCGATGTTGCATCCGCCTTCTTTGGCCCATACTCTCTCAAGTTCTTTAGACAACTCCTCCCACGTCTGCTTCTTTTTCTGCCAGCCGTATTGGGTTGGAGCCTTGCCTCGTTTGACCGAGTTCTGACACTTGGCACTATGAACTGCAACAATCTGCAGTCCTGCGGCCACGTATTTTTGCGCTACTTCGAAGAGTAGTTCCTTTACTTGATTCATGGTTTGCCTCACCTACACTATTCTTTACCGACGTCTTCTTCGGCCTCAACAAGCACCGTGGCCACTTTCCTCTTTTTTACGTAATCACGCACGGGCTTTTTTGCATTGTATCGCCAAATAGTTCCCACTTCGTCAGTACGCTGGAAGCCTCGCTTATCGTTTTGAGCGTAAAACTTTAGTTTGTTGTTTTTTTTTCTTTCGGCAACAAACTCTTTTTGCTCAAGCCGATAAAGACGTACCGACTCTAGTTTGTCCTCGTAGTCCTTCAACCTTTCGAGTCCAACAGAGTCTGCGACTTCTTGCCACAGTAGATTGATGGCATGAAGGATAAGATCGTTGCGAGAGATTCCGAAGTGAAGGCACAAAATATTCATGTAGTGCTCAGTCTCTTCAGATAGTTTGAGCTCTGTTCGAACTTTAACGACGTTCCATAATTTCTTTCTAAACGACTTTGGAAGCTCTGGAACCTTAACTCCACGCCCGAGTTCTTCGAGCTTCGGAGTTTTTTCCTTGAATTCTTTCTTAACTCCTCGTGTCATTTATACCCTTTGCAAACGTGTCAACTTTTGATACCACAGAGATATTCATGTCGCTATACAAATATCAGCTCGAGGGAATAGAGAAACTTTTTTCCATCGTTACCCAGCGAGATGAACGTGCTGCAATGCTCTGCGACCCTCCTGGTGCTGGAAAGACACCACAGGCTATTGGGTTGCTCAATAGACTAAGAGCAAAGAGCGCTCTCATAGTTTGCCCCGCAAGCTTAAAAGAGAACTGGAAGCGAGAGGTTAACAAGTGGTCGTCGTATCCTCTGACGGTCCAGGTGGTAAACTCATCGTCTGAAAAGCTCGATGGGTCCGACGTCACCATCGTGTCGTACAACCTTGCTGTTAGGATACACGAAGAGCTCTGCAAGCGGTCATACGATCTTTTAGTTTGCGACGAGTCGCACCTTATGAAGTCTGCAAGCTCGCAGACGGCTCGCATCATCCTTGTGCCCATCTGGGGCCGCTGCACCTATCGACTCCTTATGACTGGAACGCCGTTACCAAATGGGAGGGCGGTCGAAGCGTATACATCTTTCTCCAGATGTTGCCGAGAACACTTTGCTACCTGGGAAGCCTTCAAGAGTCGCTACTGCGTCGAAGAACGCACGAGGTGGGGCGTGACCTATCCGCATTCCAAGAACCTGACGGAGCTCAAAGAGTTCTCTACGCCATTCATGGTGCGCCGAAGTAAATCTGAAGTACTCGGAGAGCTACCTGGGCTTGTGCGTCAGAATGTTTATATCAGATTGCCTGAATTGGACGTTTTCAACGCCGAAGAGGGCATCGATGTCGATGCGATTGTCGAAGCAGTTGAGAACGGAGTGCCGCTAGAGAGCGAACATATAACAACGGTTCGAAGAAAACTTTCGATGCTGAAAGCTCCGCTTATCGTTGAAGCAATCAAAGATGCTCTCGAAGAAGTCGAACAACTCGTCGTTTTTGTGCACCACAGAGAGCTGTACGAGCATCTCATGAAAAATATTTCTGACGCTGTTGGAATAAATGGGTTGACACATCCAACAGAAAGACAGCAGAATGTTGATACTTTCCAGGATGGGAAAGCGAAAGTTTTTATCGCATCGTTGAAAGCCGCAAATACAGGGCTAACGCTTACAAAAGCACACACTCTGTTTATGGCTGAATACGATTGGGTACCCTCTACTAATGAACAAGCAGAGGGGAGAATTTTTCGTGTTACGCAGAATGAAATTTGCCGAGTGAAGTACTTAGTAGCGGCTGACAGTCTTGATGAAAAAGTCTTGAAGGTCGTCCAGAGGAAGCAACGTCAAATTGAAAAGGCATTAGGCGAGACGTGAGAAAAAGATCCAGCGGTATGAGCCAAACAGATTGTGGGATACGAGCCCTAAAGATAATTGATATCGTATCTCGCTACGCTCTGCTTCATGCGTACGGAATTGGCTTAGATGTATTTAGGCAGCTTCCTGACCAGCAGAGAATGAGAGGAATTGAGTATGCGAAGTGGATGTTGGCCTTCGCACTCGATGATGAGATTGACTCAGCCTTCTTGTTCTTTAAAGCATTGCACTGTGATCGCTTTAAACCAAAGTCGGAAAATTTCGTGTGTAGCGCATACTTGGAATACATGTATGGGTATTGGAGGCAATTATCAGGTACCTGCGAGAAGACTGTGCCGCTTGGCGCATATATCGTCGCAGGATTACTCAGCGGTCAGCGCATCTTCTTTACTAAGAAAAGTAAGCCAGGGTTCTACATGACGATACCTCCAAAGCGCCGAGTCGCTATTGAGTCGTATCTCGAAAGGAATTACGACTTTAAGCGATGGCCAGAAGAGGAATTTAAATTTATGGAAATTGATGATCGAGTAGGCGATGTGAAGAATGAGCTTCAAAGCGCCGATGCGGTCGAAATAGTGAAGGAAGAAGAAAATGGGTAGCGTATTTGGCGATAAGATGACGACTCCGACAGGACGAGTATCATTCCCGTATGTTTTCGAGAAGGCGAAAGCTATGGAAGCAGGGAAGGAAGGAAAGTATGAGATCACTCTCTACATTCCTAAGACTGAGGATATCTCAGCGCTTCGCAAGAACTTGGAGAAGGTTGCTAAAGAGGCTTTCGGAGCAAAGTTCGTAAGCCTTGAGAAGCTCAAGCACCCTCCAATAAAGGACGGCGATGACAAAGACCCGTCAGACCCTGCATACGGCCACTGGATCGTTCGAGCAAAGTCCGCAAAGCGTCCAGTTGTAGTAGACGCATCACGGACCCCTGTAGAGTCCAAGGATGCGCTCTACGGTGGTTGCTACGGGCGCATCAACATCACTCCTGCTTCGTATGCCATCCCAACTGGCTGGGGCGTCACGCTGTACTTAAACGCAGTACAGAAGGTGAAGGATGGTGAGCGATTCGGCGGTGGCGGAGTAAGCGCCGAGGAGGTTTTCGAGGCACTTGCTGTATCTGAACCAGTAGGTATTGAGGATAACTTCTAATGAAAAAACCATTCGTGCTGTACAAGATGAAGAAGAACGCTTCGGTTGCTAGGTCACGTAGACTGATTGCGCCGATGCAGAAACAAGTCACGCAGTGCGAGTGGTTTGAGCCGCATTCCGGGAGCTGCCCTGAAAGCGCTCTCGGAATGGCGGTTCTACAACGTGCCGTGCTCGACTTAATCACTCCAGGTATCCATGCAAAAGATAGACATAACGCTATAGAGTGGATATCAGGCAATTTCGGAGAAGACTATGAGCGTGATTATGCTCTGTCGTTCTCTCGGATTGTCGAGGGGTTCACGAATATTGGCGTAGACGAATTTAGAAATAAGATTTTTTCTTTCGCCGAAACTGCTCAGCAGAAGCAAGAGGTCGCAGATGGGTTCAGGTTTCAGCGCAGTTAGCGACAAGAATGTGATGCGATGTCCAATGTGCGGATGGGTCAGTGTGACAAAAATCGCATTCGATTCTCCTCACATTGGATTGATGTTTAATGCAATCAGTGACCATTTTATTTGCACTAATCTGCAATGTAAGGTCGAGAAAATCTTTGGCGATAACGCTGTAATGGTAATGAAAAATGCTACACAAGAAGAAGCCTAGAAACTACTACGAGATGGCAAGCGGTGAGAGAATCACGGCACCTTGGTGGAAGGTGCTTATTGTTCGTCTGTTTGGTGAAGAAGTTATGAGTACAAACACTGCAAAAATCTACAAATTTCTTGGAGTTTTTTATGTGCTTAAATAGCAATGACTGTTGGAAGACTAAAGAGGTTGTAATGCTGCTTTGCACTTTCGCCCTCTCAATAATTACTCCAATCTTGTTGTTTGTCTGGTTGGTGACGCAATGAACGATGTTGAGATATCCCTCGAAGAGCGCATAGAAGCCCTTGAGCAATACATGAACGTAGCGCAGATGAAGATTATGGCGTTGCAAAATGCCACGCAATCAATGGCATTCAATCTCTTGATGTATCTAGGAGAAGAAAAAACAAAAAGTATTATGGAAGACGTAATGAAAAACTTTGGGAGGCATAAGTAAGTATGAAAAGCGTGTTGGAGGCAATAGACAATAGGTTTCCGTGTAGGCCGAACATAAAGTTCATTAAGCCGCATAGAAGGCTATCGATGACAAGCCATGAAGGGACATTAGCTTTCGAAAGCCATATCGAAGGAATGTACGACTTTATCGAAGTCCCCTACGAGATTGTTAAGCACATTTACGAGCTCGGCTGGACTGATGCAAAGTACGCTGTGAAGGAGGCAATATCATGAGCGACTCAAAAGTAGTTGACCTTGTGGGCTATAGGTATGCCAAGAGGGTAAAAGAGGACTCACACACTCTTGACGCTCTCAAGTATCTTTTTGCCAAGCAGATGCAGAAGAAAACCACTGTCATTGAGTGGACGAGCGTGAATGACAGATTGCCGGAGACTAGCAAGCGCTGGTTTGTCGTGCTGATCGATAACCTCGGAAGTTTTCGCACTATTGGGAGTTCACAGTTTGTCTATGGCGAGTGGCTGCAAGTGCGAGAAGGGTTTGTCAGCGTTACCCATTGGGCAGAGATGCCGGAGGAGTTGCCATGAGCGACAAGACTCACGAAGCTATGAAAGAACTCCATGCGTGGGCAAAGAAGCATAAAGCTTTTATAGAGCCTTATGATTCGCCAGATCACTTTACTGTTACGTTCTACGATGCTGTTGGGATAGGAGTATCTGGCAAGCGAGAAGCTATTCATGTCTATGAAGTATCGCCAAATGCTACAAAATACGAACGAAGAGAATATTTAGCGATTAGGGACTAAATGGACGATCTAGTACTCGCAATGGCCATAGTGTTTGGCCTCGCATCAATTGGCTCTGACATTCGTGACGGACTCTACAGGATTGCCGAGATAATGAATCTGAGGTGGAGGTAGATATGAGCAAGACACCTGAAGAATTAGTAGAAGAATGGATACGCAGTAATGCCTCATATCTTATGCCAATGCGTATTAGAGACACATTTTTCGCGGGCTATCACTCAAGAGACGAAGAAGTCGCAAAGCTAAAAGAAGAGATTGCGATGTGGAAGGCAGAGCTCAAAGAGGTTGGAAGTGAGTAAAACGCTAATAGATTTGTTTCACTCCTGGTTAAATACGCAGCCTCCTTCGCCTGAGTTGTGTTATGGGTGCGCCTGTAAAGGATTTGAGGCTGGCTATAAAACCGCACATAACGCTCTATATGACCAGATACAATTCCTGGAAGCGCAGCTACGACAAGCTAATGGGATGGTTATGAGATTGGAGGCAGAGAAATGAGCAAGACACCTGAAGAGTTGGCGGATCGCATTGAACGACAAGCGATACTATACGTTAGTTTGTTAGCTAAGAATGATCGCGAGTACTTTGCTACAAAGAGGGCATATATAGCTGGCTACGAAGAGGCAGAAGCTAGACACGAGGCTTATATACTAGCAGCAGAGAAAAACTTTAAGCGATTGCAGGCAAAGCTGGATCACTTTGCTAACGCCGATAAGGTAATCAACTCCCCGGAAAAACCGGATGGTTGCAACTCTTCGAATAATTCGAACGGTTGGATTTCGGTGAAGGATAGGTTGCCGGAGGATGGTGAAAACTACTTGGTACTCTTTAGAGTTAGAGGGGATAAGCATTCGCCATTTCAATTTGAGATCACCTGGTTTGATAATACTTGGGATTTTCCAAGTACGCTTGAAGTCACCCACTACCTGCCGCTACCTGCCGCACCGAAGGAGGCACCATGACTAAGACGCCAGAACAACTAGCGGATGAATTCACGCAAGATTGGTGGGGGCATTATCGTGAGGACAACATGACTCTGGCTACACGGCAAGCATTCCTCGCTGGCTATAAGGCTGCCAAGCCAGAAATTGGAACGAGTGATTATCTGCAGTATCTTTACGTTACTTATTTATGCATCAAAGCAAAGGCCGAGAACGAGAAGTAAAGTATGAGGGTTGGATGCTTGTCGAACAGGATCCGCCTGTGACAGGGAATTATATTGTTGCCGTTGAGCCCTATGAGCCTGTCATCGCTCTGTTCATTAAAGGCAAAGGATGGGACTTATGGGATACAATTCACACGGGGCTAGAACGCTACATAGTGGCGTGGATGCCATTACCAGAGATTAGTTATGGCAGAAGAAATAAACCACAGCGCTCGTAAACACGCCCTCTGCTCTGCAAGCTCTGCGGAGCGGTGGCTAGAGTGCCCTGGCTCTGTCGGGCTCTCTATGACCGTCCCAGAGCCTCCTACAAGCTCCTATGCGCTCGAGGGTACGGAGGCGCACGAGCTCTCAGAGAAGATTCTCGACCACTGGCTAAAGAATAACTACGACCTTAAGGACGAGTTTCTTCAGAGCACACGAGAGGGCCGTGAGGATATGTTCGACTTTGTGATGCAGTACGTTTACGCATGCGTTGAGGAAGCCATGGCGTTCGATAACACGCCGACTATCCGCATCGAGCAGCGGCTTACGTTTAACGAGGACATGAAGATGTTCGGGACTGCTGACTTTATCGCCACAGGTGTTCAGGACGGAAAAGCCACGGGCGTTATCGTCGACCTTAAGTACGGGCGTGGCAAGAAGGTTAAGACTGAAGGGAATCCACAGCTTGCCTATTATGCGGTCGCCCTGCGCTCGTGCTCGAAGAAGAAGCTTGAGCAGATAAAGGTTCGGATCGTGCAGCCACGGGTAGAAGATGCTTCGACGTCTATTACATTTTCCAAAGACGACCTGGACGCTTGGGGCCTGAAACTTACACTAGGGGCGGAGCAAGCTTTATGGATGGCAGGAAAAGCAAAAGCCCCAATGTACAAGGAAGGTGGCTGGTGTTGGTTCTGTCCAGCGAAACAGGTTTGTCCAGAGATCGCCAAGAAACTGAGCGAGAAGCTCGTTGACCAGTTCCCTGACGACCTCTAAACATCACTCGGGCGTAGCCGCCATATCGAAGTGCTCTCGAGCGATGGCCTCGATGCGAACAAGAGGAAGGCCTGAGAGCCGTGCGAGAGTCTTCCAGTGCTTCGACGGAATTGGCCGTGTGAGCCACATGCGGACTGCATAGACCGAGATGTCCTCTTCGTATGCAATGACCACATCACCACGCCGTTTGCCGCCTTTCTTTGCTATAACAGTAAGGAGCTCCTCGATTCCCTCTTGGTGCTCCTTCTCGCTCAGACACTTTGCTACTCCTATCTTTGGCATTTCGCCTCCTTATCCAAATATCGTTTCCATAACTAGGTCAAAGAGGTCTTCGGGATGTGTGTTCGTTTCAGCTGCTAGTTTGTCAAAGCTGCCGCTCACAACAACGCCTATCCCAGTTCTTTCCGCTATAAACTCAAACCCCTCATGTTCAATGAGGTATTTGCCATCTTTAGCTTCAAGTATTTTCACTCTTGCCCCCTGTATTTAGTTGATACATTGTGTCAACTATGCCAGTGTATAGATGCAGTGTCAACTTTTTTAGGAGGCTTAAATATGATGGCGGTTATATTCTCACTATTATCTCTGCTCGTAATCGACGTGCTTTTGGCTATCGCATTCTTTAGGAGGTAAGGCGTATGGAATTCTACAAATACACAGACTCGTGGAGCTTCCTAAAGCAGTTCAATCTTCAAACACACTTTGAGAGCCGAGAGCAGTGGTGGGAGCTTCAAGAGTACATATCGGAAATGCACGATTCTCCGTTCATGTACCGCAGGGTGCTGCTGGAGAAGAAGTGGATTGCCAACGAGCGCCCGTACTACCATTGCTATCCGGCAATCCTGCCGATGCTGATGAAGCTAAAGCTCGACATTCCCTGCTCATCGTTGAGGGGGGTGGAGGTTGAGCCCATCGAAGTGCGGTTGCCGAAAGACCAAAAAGACGGCCCGTTTGCCTGGGGGAATCACCATGTTCGCACGGTTTTCTTCGGCATTCAGCCGATGCCAAGGGAAGTTGGAAGCGAAGAGCTCATCGACGGCATCTGCATCTGCTTTGATATCGGAGAGGTTTCAGAACTCAACGAACCGATATACTCATTTCGGTTCTTTCCACTCAGAGACGACCTGACAATCGACGAGGCGTCCAAGCTATTCACCAAACATCACACAGCGGATGAGGGAATGCAGATACCATCTGAGATTGCCGAGAACATAATTAAATTATGCGCTTGCCTTGCTCTAATTTCCCAAGATTCTGACATCATCACGCCCGATGTGCTGAAGAGGCATGAGAAGGAGTGGATTGAGGCGAGCGAGGAGCGAAAGGCGCAGATGGTAGAAATGGCCAAGAGCCGAGGCAAGAACGGCTGGAACGTAGGCGCAGAGATAGAGTACTCGCCACACTATAGGCGACCCCACCCAGCTCTTGTGCGAGTCGGAAAAGGGCGTATATCTGCTCGTATAGTCATGCGACGTGGGTCAGTAGTTCATAGGGCTAAGATAGTGAACGTACCGAGCGGATTCGATGGGAATAGTTAGCGTCTTAAATTTCTCTACTCCAAGGTATAAGGTCTGTGTATGGAGAGCAGTCCCATACGAGCCTACAGGATTTACAGATATTCAGATGCTCGCCATGAGGCTTCAAGATACCCACGCCCTGCAGGAGCTTGCCGAGGAGCTCTGTAGGCAGCCTGGTGTTTTGCAAGTAGAGGTTCTCGATTGGGACAATAACGGAGTACACTGTTTTAATGAGTAGAAGCTGGACCGAATCTGAATACACCTGCTCTCAGGATATCTGGGAGTTTATTGACCTACAGGTTGCACGTCTTGAGCTGCAGCAGGAGGAAGGTTTCGTTACCTCTTCCGAAGCTTGTAAGCTTATATTGTTTGGCAAGAAGGAGATGTTAGATGCCTTTGCCAGTTTTGTTCATGAACATTCGAAAAGATTAAAGGAGATCGCAGATGACCATAGTATCCCCCTATCAGAAGACCCAGAAGACCAGTACTCCTAAAGATGATTTCTGGAAAGAAGTGTCTGAAGGTTTGCCGAGCGAGGAAGAGGCTCTCTACCTTGTAGTGCAGAAATTCGGAGGCTCGCAATATCTCGGATTCGCATACCTTAGAAAGAACGGCGATGGCGTACTTCAGTTCACTAAGGAAGATGTAACGCATTGGGCTCCTCCTCCTCGCTTCCCGCAGGAATAGTTATGGCCGAAACCAGAGATGGTAAAAAAGTCACGCTCAACAAACCGTTCAGAACTCCTGACGGGCCGAAAAAGTTTGCGGTTTACGTCAAGAATGATAAAGGTAATGTCGTTCGGGTTAACTTTGGAGATCCAGAAATGGAAATCAAAAGAGATGACCCAGACCGTAGAAGAAACTTCAGGGCTAGGCATAACTGCGATAACCCAGGCCCTAAGTGGGGCGCTCGGTGGTGGAGCTGCAAATTCTGGAGCGCTAAATCTGTGTCGGATATTTTAGATGACTGAATTATACATCTTAAGATCCATAATCATCTTCCTGCTTGAAGTTTCGAGCGGGACCTATACTTACGAAGGATTAAAAACCATGCCGCTTACAAAGAAAGGTAAAACCATTAAGAAAGAACTCCAGAAAGAATATGGCAAGAAGAAGGGCGAAAGCATTCTTTACGCTATGGAAAAGAAGGGTACTGCAAAGGGCATCACTAAGAAGACTGCCAAGAAGAAAACAAGTAAGAGAAAATAACTTTTCCTTATGACAGTTAAAAAGAAAACTAAATCTTCCTCCGAGAGCCCTAAAGAGCTCTCGGAGCTTCTCCTTCTCGGGCACCTCATCAAATACAATCTGTACATGCTCGGGAAAGCAACGGTATTTGCCGCTGTGATGGCAAAGTCGAAAGATCTTAACACAGCGTTATTGGACACCGAAAAAGCCATGTCGGAACTCGACTTAGACACCAAAATGCGAAAAGAGCAAAAAGACTCTTAAGCTTTCGCTGATATTCTCCGAAACTCTTTAAGCAAGAAGGACATCAAAGTTCTTCAGTGATGTTGACGTGAACAACATGCTTAGGAGGCAATATGAGAATAGTTCTTTTCCTTACAACCACAATCGCTATGACGGGCTGCATGAGCTTTGCGCCGTCTCCCTTTCAGAAAGGCTCAGTAGTGCTCGCAGGAGACGCAGAGGGCGTAGAAGCCCTTATGGATGGCCTAAACGGCTTTGTAGCCAACGGTCACACCCAGGACCCTATGGGCGACTCTGCACACTGGAAGCACCGCAAAGAGCAGGAGACCCAGCGCACAAGGCGCTCTGGGCTCTTCCAAAAGATTACTGGTACGGAGAAATAGGTATGAAGGCAGCGCTACATTGGTATTCACAAACCGCACGGCTTGTCGGCTACCCAATTCTCTTCATCATTCTCATGACCGCAGTCGAGAAGATGATGTTTACAGTAACGTGCTCACTAGGAGGCTATCAGTGCGAGTACAGCCTGATGGCACAAAAAGGAGTGCAGGACTATGTTGGGGATCTTGTGACGAGCAGACCTAAAGAATAATATCCCAGTGGGGGCGGAAGTCGCCCCCATCTTTAGGAGGCTCTATGAATCGAGGCGCACGAGCCCTTTACGAAAAGTATGGATTTCGCTCAAAGCACGACAAGAAATCATTTGAGCACGGCACTCTCTCGCTTAAAAAAGAGCTCGAGGAATGGATCAAGGATAAGATGAAGGGAGAGCGAGGAGATGCGTTCTCCTTGGGCCAAGACGATGGCCTCCAGTGGGTTCTTGACCACCTACAGTTTATTTTTGACGAAGAGCAATAAAGCTTTTTTGAAATTTGTTGAACTCTCTTCGCATTGCATCAACATCACTGCAAGCCTTTGTTGTAAAGCGACAAATCACTTTGCGAATAAAGTCCTCTGCCGTGTGTACGCAGATGAGTGGCATCTCCCCATAAGCTGGATGAGCTGAGAGAACTTGCCCTCTTCGCTTGGCATATTGAGCCTCAAGCTCTCCTGCAACTGCTTTTAATATTTCAACTTTTTTTGACTTTGGTAAACTTTGAATCGCTGATGATATCTCTCGCATCCCATCAGTTATGAACTCTCGTCTTAATGATACGGGGTGATATTCAACAAAAGTATCGTAGACTCTAAAATCAAAATAAGTTCTACCAATCTTAATTTGACATGTAGCGCCATTAACCCCTTTCCAATCTGTATATTTTTCAAGGAGCTTTGCACACGCATACTCACTAGCACTTTGAAACTCAATCATCTCGAGAGGCACTGGCGGAAGTGTCGCACGTTCTACGGCTTTTCTTTCTCTCATAGTTTTGGAGATGTCCTCTTTAGCCAATCCTCGTGGACCTTATTGACCACCTCAGTAGCAGTGTCAGCATTTGCCGAAATGACGAGACGTTCTTGTTGATCAAACATCTGCATAATCCAAAGATTCCCCAGGAAATCTAAGGAAACTGCGAGGCTATATTCTTTGGCAATGCTAATGACAGTTGAGAGTTTGTCGAGAGCTGCAATATCGAGAATCCTATTAGACACCTTGATCTCCATGTGTCATCATATAAGGTATAGATATAATATCTCACAAGTAGACCATGGGCCGTCAGCCTGATTGTGAGATAGGGAACAGATTTCTTATGGATTGCCTCCTAAGAAAACGTGGTTTTGCCCAGCTTTCCACAACACGAAAAAAGCTGGGCACTTTTTTATATGAAGCGCCAAAAACCTATCGCTGCCACGCACTACTTCAACCGAGCACGATGGGATATCATCAATGAGCTCACTGCAGATAACTGGGGCTGGGAGTTTGTCATTGGGGTAAAGCACATTGGCTCTTCTGACTTTAAGAACGAATTTCCAGAATTTGAAATAATAGCTGAGTATCGGCCTTCAGCTCGTGATAGAAAGAGCCGATATGCAGTCTACGGACGGCAGTTACTTTTTTAATCGTGTAAATCAGGAGGCAATATGAATAATGCAAAAGCAAATGTGATCATCGCTATGAAGATGTGCGGCATGGAAGCAATCAGCGAAGGCGGTATGTACCATGCCCTTTTCTCGCAAGGACTAGGAACAGACGAGGCAACAATGGTGGTCAAGGAGCTCTTAGAAGAGGGCAGGGTCACTCGTTCTGGTTGTGCCTTTATTCTAAATCGCTATGTTCGCCCTCATGGCGAAGAAAATCCCGCTCGGGCATGGGCAGTTTGCAATAGTTGATGATGAGGACTTTGAGTTCATCTCGAAGTACAAGTGGCATATCCTCCCATGTCCAAATAGAGAGGGAGGATATGCTGTCACAAAGATACGAATGCATCGTCTTATAATAGACGCACCTAAAGATATGTTCGTCGACCATATCAACGGAGACCCGCTCGACAATAGGCAATGCAATCTAAGGCTCTGCACAAACGCTCAGAATCAGCAGAATACTGGTAGCCGTGGAGGTTCTTCACGTCATAAGGGCGTAAGTTTCATTAAGAAATCAGGGAAATGGAAGGCTTCATTTTTATTTGAAGGACGACACTATTACTGTGGCCTGTGGGATAACGAGGATGATGCTGCTCGTGCAGTAGATAAAAAAAGAGGCGAAGTATGTGGAACCTTCGCCTCAAAAAACCTATACGATGAAGATTAGCCGTTTGTTCTCTGATAGAGAATAGCTGCTAATCGAACCATCGCATCTTTTGCGTAGGTTTCTGCAGCTGGCCCTTGGCCATTGTACTGACGGAATATCTCTCTGAGACGGTGTTCTGTGGCTTTAGCCTTAACTGTCTCGTCGATCCTACGAACAATCCGTGCGGCGCACATAGCGCTCTTCTCAGTGTCGTACAGCTTAGAGAAATGAAGCCCACACTCTCGCTCAGCCGTAAGGCCAAGGATGTGAAAGACCCCGTGCGAGCTGGCAAGCATTCGCACCTCGCTATCGCTTAGCTCTCGATAGTTCCTATCGCCACGCAGCCGAGAAAAGAGATGTGGCTCAAAGCGATAAAGAGCCCTCTGATTCCCTCCAGAGCTCTCTTTATCAGAGATAACGTGAAGAATAAGAGGGTCTACTCCGTTTGTCTTGGAGGCCTTTACTATCGACTCTTCAAGGTTCAATGAACGCTGTGCGACTTCTTTCTTCGGAAGCACGTCAACGATCTTCTCTTTTGCCTGCAGTGCTTTTGCGACAGTAAAGTTGAGCGCAATCTTTAGGCCTGTAGTGACCAACACGCAGATGGCCATGCCAACAACAACTTTACCCAGGAACGTAGTTATCTTTCTCATGATACCTCCATATAAAAAACGGCAAAAAGCCGACACGAGCGGCTTAGCCTTCTCTATAAGATTCATGGAAAACATATTCAGTGGCAACAAAAAAGTATCAAACGCAGTTACTCGCTAGGAGGTAACTTAGCCTTTGCACCTTTATGCAGTACGCCAATGGTAAGGAAGCTTAGCCCAAGGGCATCAAGCACTGGCTCGGATGCCTTTACAGCGTCTCCAAGGCTCTTTGAAGCATCCTTGAGCCATGGGTATTGCGGGAACAGAGGGGCAATCTGCTCAAGGGCATGAAGGGCCGCTGCGACGATTATAAGAAAAGCTCCGATGAGAGTCTTTTTACCATCAATAAACTTTCCAAACTTAGTTTGAGAAAAGATGTAGATCAGTATTCTGTTCATAAGCTTCCTTAAAAACGGCGGTTTATAGAGACAAGCCCTCCTGTGCCCATTTTGCACAGTCCTAGCTTTGGCTTCACATTACCACCATTGTCATAATCACTATCTGGACACTGACCTTGACTTGGGCTTCCTGAGTTATCCCAGAGCTCAACACCAATGCCTAAACATCCAGAGAGTAAAATACATAGACAAAGCGCTACTGCTTTATACACGCCTTGGCCCCTTCGAATTCCAAATCTTCTGCCCTCTTTGTACGCTTATATGGCGGGATAAATTGCCCGCTATATTTATAGGGGAGAAGATTAAAGCCAGTAGTCCAATAGAATATAGCTTCGCATTGTTCTGAGTTTGTCTTCAACCTTTCTAAATTTGCATCAAATAGAGAGATCCCATCTGTGTCAGAAATGCATCGTTGGCCTGTTTTATAAGACATTGAATCCCCATGCTTTTCGCAGATAAGTCCTCGTAAGCACTCATAATGCATGGGGGAATCGACGATAGAGTCTTGAGGAAAATACTTAAGCGCCTCATTCAGTAAAACCCTGCGAGCCTTATCTGATATTTTACACTCAAGGCATAAAGAATAACGGATAGTTAGATCTTTTTTTGACTCTCCTAGAATAGCTTTCGTCCGCATGATACTCGCTCGATAACGCTGCAGAAGCTTGCGATCCTTGTTCTCCAACTTTTTCTGAGCCGTCTTCTGACTCTCCCCATAAAACACGTCGTATTTGCTGCAGCTTCTTCCACGCTCTGGAAAGCACGTGCCATTCGCCAGGTGGACTCTGACATACTTTCCCCCAGGCACCTTGAGGAACTTTCTGACGCAACTGCACTCATGTCCAAATGCATCCGCTAAATATCCAATTGCTTTTGTATGTGAGCTCTCGAGAGCTTTTAGCGATCGCCCGCATGGGAAATTTGGGTTACACATTCCAATGTAGCTTGCCCCGCCAAGCGGTTCGGCAAGCGCCATGATAGGTAAAATGAGACTAAGAATAAGGAAAAGTTTCATGGCATATCATCCCAATTACTCGTTCTGCTCGGCCTTTGACCTGCTTGAACCAGAGTGATTGCCGTAGCCCTGTCTCAACCTCAAACCAGTCTTCGATCTGAGCTGCTCTGATTGTATTCTTGAACTTCAAAAGTCGTGCACGGCCTAAGTTGAATGCGAGGTTAACCCACCCCAGCTGACGATTCTCTGACCATGTAGAAAAGAGCTCGCCGAAGATATCGGCGCATATTTTTTGTGCGACCTGCACATCTTCGTCCAACCACTGCAAGGCCATTTCCCGAGTTATACCTACGGTGCGATATCGCTGAAGTTCTTCTTCTGTAATGCGACGATCTGAAAGGTTACGGCCACACCCTATCGTCCAAGCATTCGCCGTACATTTATATGCTTTGAGTCGAAGCCCCTCATCTTTGATGAGCATTGAATGAGTGGCCCGACACCAATTTTTGGTATTATTCTTTATCATCAATCAGTTTTTATATGGCCCCATACCTTTCCTAATCTTACTCTTGATACTGTATTTTCAGCTACTCCAAGATTTCTAGCTATCTTGCGCTGTAGTCCATGCGGCCATTCCTTAATGCCCTTGATGTATTTGACATCTTCAATTTTTAACTTTGAATTAGGGTGTGCTTCCCCAATGTGTATTGGCGGGGGTGAATAAGTCTTATGCTTTTTAATGTCGCCCATATTATTCTGATGGGTATCCCATCTTAAATTATCAAGGCGATTATCAAGCGGATTGCCATTATTATGGCACCCTTCGAATCCTGAAGGGCATGGGCCTATGAATGTTGAGAGAACTAATTGATGTACTTTGCAGTGCTTATTTTCACCATTAACTCTAAGTACAACAATCTTACATATTGGCTTTTCTTTTCGCATTCGTACCCAGCCATCAAGAGGTTTTGGCTTGATATTTATTACTTGGCTAAATTTGGGATGCTTTGGGTTCTTTCGCTCAAATGTGCGACCTAATTGTCTAACTCCTCCAAGGTTACTAACTTGATAATTCGGAGCCCATTCAATCGTTTTCCAATGTTCCATCTGCAAGCCATAAAGAAATTATAACTTACATTAAACAGCCTCTCTAGATTTCGTCAAGCCAACGGTTAGGATTACTGGCCCTATACCCAAGCTACTAAAGCATTGGCACCAGTGGCAGTTCCGAGCGAGAAAATGACTTCAACAAATACACATCCTCGAGTTTGCAGTTGGAAGCTACCAATCGTGTCATTTGCTGGACTTGAAAGCTTTGAGTCTACGTTAGCTTGAACTTGAGTAAGAACTATCGTGTCGGCAAACCGTTGAGACGCTATGACCTCATAGCCAGCTACACCTACCGCAGTTGATAGCGTACAAGCTGCCTGGCCTAGTATTGTTGGCGTCCAAAGACCAAGGTCAGATACCTTCCAGCCAATAACTCGGAGGTCAAAAGTAGCGTTGTCTGCGCCATCGCCGAATGGAACAATCTGAACCCAGTCTGGCGCTGCCTGTCCAACTACTGGGTCTGAAACTATGCCAGCACCAGATGGTTGTGTTGCTGTCGGAACTCTAGCTGGGAATGCGCCAGTGGCTGAAGTGGCCCTAGCCCTTTGAAGTTTTGAAACGTATGCGCCCATGTTATTTTGCCTTGCCTTGAATTAAGTAGTCTATCTTGCCTTCAATTCTATCAAGACGACGATTAACGCCATCTACATTTGCCTCAAGAGCACTGATACGCCCGTTACGCTCTGAAATATCAGAAACCATCGTATCTATGCGGCTTGTAAGATGCGACAGCCAAAACCCACCAATAGAGCTTATAAGGCCAATCAACCCGCCCATTATCCAGCGGAATGTGTCGTTATCCACGCCCAAGATGCTCCATAGAATATCCTTCACAGCGTAAAGAATATCAGGAATTCACAGTACTTTTCCAGATATTAAATCCCCATGATTGTCAGCGAGTTTTCACTCGACGCCAGAGCCATTCCCGTCATGTTCTTAATAGTGAAACTACTAAGAAAGGAGGCTGGAATATTATTGAATTCCAGTCGCTTGGCCGCTATTCCTGACGCAACCGATTGCTCGTAATAGTCGGTTCCGTTGTCAATTCTAATAGTGCCGCTTACCACCTCAATCTCGCCAAGGATTATAATTACCTTAGCGTTTGTCGCTCCTGATGGGTTGGAGTACGACAGCGTTCCTGTATCTGCTCCGTCAGCAAGGCTATTAAGTTGAGGGTCTAGGAATACGACCTCTTTCTTAGTAATAGTAGTGTTTTCCGAAGAACTCCCCGACGGGACAACAATCATTGCCATTGATAAGCTCCTATTTCCATACTCCAGTTACCTTTAACTTCGGAGTTGCTGTTTTCCAAACTCCAGCAACTTTTATCCAGACCGTAGCCTGTTTCCACACCCCAGCAACCTTTATCCAGGCTATGGTGCCTGTCGGCGGTGCTGGTGCTATAAGTGGCTGTCTAATCCGAAGCATTGATAATCCTTAGATTAGAGGCGGTCGATTGATATATGGATGATTGGAGGCTAAGAGAGTTTGGATACCCCACTTCCACGCAAGATACCCTTCCACAAGCTGACTTTCAGCAAACGAAATATCTGTGGTAAGTATAATTTCACCCATCCACGAGTTAAATGTTGAAGTATTCAATGTACCAACGTCCGAGCCAATTCTAATGCCAGTAGTGCTCAATACTCCAGTTTGTCCTCCAAGACTAACAATTGTACCTCCATTCGCAGATATTGAAGAAGTGTCTGCCGCCACTCCCGCTGTGCCGAATCTTCCTGACAATAACACCGGAAGAGTAACTGATAGACCAGTTACTTGCGGTGATACAATGTTATTACTACCCGCAATAAGCATAGCGGTGTTGTTTGCTGAACATTGTCCAAGGTATCCTTGTGGAAATGTTCCCGGCGCTTGCGAATCTCCAGTACCTTTTGTAACCCAAATTCGTGGGTAAGCATTTATTCCGGCCGCTAATCCTGCGCCAGAAATTACGGCAAAAGAGCAAAACTGACGATTTGGTGCAATGCTAAAATTAGGAGTATCCAGTTTGTGCGCTGAAAGTTTAGTGAACGAAATACCATTCAATCCATTATATACGTTAAAAGTATATGTTGGTTGTCGAACGGCGGTAGCTGCGTGTCTACCATTGTTGCTTTTGTCTCGCCACTCTGAAACTGCACCTGAGACTGTTGAGATAGTCGATAAATCAGAAGCATCGAGCCAGAGCGATGGCAACAAAACAGCGGGAGTCCACAACCTCCTTTGAATTATTGCTGTATCGCTAATGCTTACGCCACGAGGCATTACGCAATATCCTCGTTGAAAGTACGAACATAAAGTTCATTTCCAGATGCTGCAAAAGCAACTCCAGCGTTATTTACAACGGAAAGTCGTAGCGAGAACGGATACAATCGAACCATTGGAATATTTACAACTTTTGCACTTGCTCCCGATAACAATTGAACAACGTAAACATCTCCACCAACTTTGTCAGCCGTATCGGTCCCATCATTCAAAGTTACTCGAAGCGAAATACTTCCTGCGGTGGCTGGAGTAATCGACCCCAATTTAATTGTAACGGTTGCATACAAGGCCAATGCACTAGAGTTATCGTAAGTGACCACGGCTGATTCTGAGCCAGAAGCAAGCGAGTTGAGAACTGTTGATGCAATGTTACTTGAGCGTGTTGCTGGTGTTGACCATTTTGCTATTGCCATATTAGATTCCTCCTCTTGCTAATCCTACTGCACGAGCATCGACAAACGTATTGTTTACCTCTGACCATGACGGAAACCTTTCGCGTTTTGATAAACTAAAAAGACTTTCTTTTTGTGCTTCTGTAATAAAACCCGCGGTTACTAACCCCGAGACTTGCTCACGAGTTGTTTGAAGCGAAAGGTCTAAACCGCTGCCTTCCATAACTTTTAGACCCCAACGAATGACAGCATCTTGCTCTGCGGCAACAACCAACTGATCAAGTAGATCAGCACCTTCTGTTGCTCCAAGCGTTGTCATTATTTGGCCAACTCCAATTCGTGTTGGTTCCCAGAAGGTTATAATTGGAAGTGAAGGATCGGGAGCATTCAGTACTTCGGCTGCTGCCCAATCAGGCAAATCCTTTACGTCATCTTTTTGGAGTCTCTCTTCAAGCGTCATACTTCCCTTTATGTATATTGCAGATATATGTCACCGTCGCTTCCACCACTTGGCGCTGCTGTTCCTGACGTGATTGTCTTTTGTAAACCAGTGGTATTAAGGGTTGTTCCTGAATAAACAAGATTTGTTCCTAGCGAAACCTCCTCAACGCTCCCAGCCCCAGCTGTGGCTCTTCCAAGCAGCCTATTGCTCGAACTTACATTTTGAATCTTTGCGTATGTCACCTTAGCGCTGCCAATGGTTGCTGCAAAGCTTCCAGTGCCGCTGCCCGTAACATCTCCAGTCAATGTGATTGTCTGGTCGCCAGTGTTTGTGCCAGAAGAGGTTCCAGAGAATGTTCCGCTCTGCGTGGCAAGCGTTCCAAGTCCGAGAGTAGTGCGCTGAGCAGAGGCGTCTATATCATCCAACAGAGCCCTTCCTGCTGCCGTACAAGTAATCTCCTCGACGTCTCCAGCGCCTGCAGTTTGACGGCCCAAAAGCCTATCAGTTGCCGAAACATTCTGAATCTTCGCATAGGTGATAGCGTCATTGTCCACCGTCCAAGTAGCACCAGAAGCGCTTACGGTGATGTCGCCCTTATCGCCATCGGATACTGCGATAGTTATGCTTCCAGCGCCCTCGGTAATGTTGATGCTTCCGCCATCAGTAAGGTTGGCCGCCTCCCAAAGTCCCGCAGGGGCGTCGTAGATGAGCAGATTGCCGCTAGAAGGGGATAGGGCAGAGACGTTGTGCAGCTCGTCAATCTCGTAGCCGTTATCGACCTTCACGTAGAAAGAGCCTACGGTGGCACTAACTCTCTGCACGAATCCAAGTATTACAACGTGATCGGGCGCAGAAGGCTTGGTAGTCGTGTACGCTCCAGCGGTCGTAGGGCTCAAGTAGACAGTATTTCCAGCCACAAGTCCGAGGGTGTTGAGCTTATAAAAAGGCCCCGCGCTTATTACCCAGCCCTCAGCGCCCGCAGCGATACTTTCTGCAACGAACCCGATAGTATCCTTGGAGGTCAGCTCGCTATCTGCCCTGGAGAGCTTTACGGCAACACGGTTGCCCTGAGCGCCAGAAAGGTACACCACCTGCCCTTTGGTCATGGTCGATGCGGTATCGTTGTAGACCCTAGAGTATTGCTGCTCTCCGATCAAGAGATTTACATTCCCGCCCTTGAGCCCAAGGTCAAGCGTTCCATCTCCAACGTCCCAAGAGACTGTACCCTCTACGATTGTCGGAGGCGTTGCCGCCGTGTCGATCTGAATGTAATCCAGCGTAGCATTGGGCGCATCGATTGTTCCGCCATCCGAGATAGTTGCCAAGCTGTTCTGAATCAGTTTGCCCGTCGTCAGATCGAACCGAGCGATTGCATTGTCCGTAGAGCTCGATGGGCCTACAACATCTCCAGTTCCGCCCCCTCCACCGCCTGTAGCGGAAATAGTAATAGTATCTGTAGTTGCATTAGTAGTTATAGTGACGTTGGTTCCAGCTACAAGCGTGAGGCTGTCGGAGGTCGTATCTGCAACTACGTTCGATTGCCCAGCAACCACAATCGTCGAAAAAATGTTCTGGTCGCCAGTGTTAGTGCCGCTAGAGGTTCCTGAGAACGTACCGCTTTGCGTGGCAAGGGTTCCCAGGCCCAAGGTTGTGCGTTGGGCGGAGGCGTCCACATCATCCAATAGCGCCCTTCCAGCTGATGTGCAGGTAATCTCCTCAACGTCTCCAGCCCCTGCCGAGGATCGCCCTAGAAGCCTATCAGTCGCCGAGACATTTTGAATCTTGGCGTACGTTACGGCATCGTTATCAATAGTCCAGGTGGCCCCAGAGGAGCTTACGGTAATGTCCCCCTTGTCGCCGTCTGAAAGACCTGTCAACGTAGATGATATTGTAATGCTATCGGTTGTTGCGTTTGTCGTAATCGATACGCCAGCACCAGCTACCATTGTCAGCGTATCAGAAGTACTATCGGCTACTACGTTCGACTGCCCAGAGACCGCTACCGTCGAAAAAATGTTTTGGTCGCCAGTGTTTGTGCCGCTAGAAGTTCCTGAGAACGTGCCGTTCTGTGTGGCAAGGGTTCCCAGGCCCAAGGTTGTGCGTTGGGCGGAGGCGTCCACATCATCCAATAGCGCCCTTCCAGCAGTCGTGCAGACAATCTCCTCAACGTCTCCAGAGCCAGCAGATTGCCGCCCAAGGAGCCTGTCGGTTGCCGAGACGTCTTGAATCTTAGCATAACTTACTACACCTGGATCTATGGTCCAAACGGTTCCAGAGGATGCAACGGTAATATCGCCCTTATCGCCATCGGGCACTCCACCAGATGGGCCAGAAGCGCCTTGAGGCCCAGGTGATGATACAATCACAACATTATCGCTTTCTTCGATAACTACATATCGCTGAGTCATCTAGTAACCTCTCTTGAGATTGTGGCCTTACCCTGCAATAGCCTGTAAGTCGTGCTTGCAGCAACCATTTCTATATCATAGACACCCTCAAGTAGGGGAAGGGTAGATGTAACCGCTGGCTGTATGGTAATCAGAATGGTGCCCAACGCTCCCCCAAGGGTAATGTCCCCAGGTGACGTGAGAGATACTAAGGTATCCTCGGACTCATAGGTTTCTCGAACCTGCATACGAGCAGAGTACCCAGTAATATTTACCGGAGCATCGTTACTATCCTTCCAGGTAAGACTAAGCTCAAAAGTAGCCCCCTGCTCAATAAGTATGTCGTAAAGTCCAGCTGCCATAATGCTCTCATTATACTTTTAATATTGAGGCTCGACGACTATATAATTACCCTTTGCGGGAAATTCATCTCCACTCTTATTGACTAAAAAGAAGCTCAAAAGAAAGGATGATGGGATATCAACAAATTTCAATTTCCGAGCAGTTGTCTCAGTCGTAAGGGTAATCTCATAAGCCAAAGACCCATTGACAATCTCAATAGTTCCCCCAGCCACTGGAGTAATAGGGTTAATGACTACCTCGACCGTAGCGAGCGGCTGCCCGGAATCGTTAGCGTATTGCAATGCCGCGCTATACTGGTCGTTTTGAAGGCCATTGAGCTTGTCTGTGGCCACCACAACACTTCCAAATGTAGGGAGAATATTCTCTACATTTGAACCCTCTGGCGCTGGTTCTATAGTAATTTGATCGATCATAAGTAGCTCCTTAGAACTTGATGATATAATTTACGAATAGATGTTGTTGAGTATTAGGGCCAGACGTAGTTCCGGTCTGCGAGCTTGTACCCACTCCACCCTCTCCTGCATTTGTCGAGAACGCAACATCTCCGTTTACTCCAGTACCAACAGTTCCCGAAACATATTTAATGTTTGAGCCTAACACCTGCCCAGAAGCAATCAGGCTATGCGAGTGACCGTGACCGCCGCCGGTGTAGTGATTGTTGCTATTTCTAAATGCAGAAACGGTGCTTGCTACTAGACTTATTATATTAGCTGCAGAACCATCGGCAGTTCCACCTCCTCCAGCCTCTTGCCTCAGATCGTGATCGTGTGTTCCATCACTTCCTCCAACGGTTCCAGTAACGGCGCTTGACGAATGATTATGCGATATATCTACGGATAAAGAGTTAGATGTATTTGTATGATAGTGCGCCGGAACTGTATGTTGATGGTTCTCGATATTATGCGTATGACTTATCGTATGAGTATGCGACATACTTCGTGACGCATAGGCCACGCCATCATTTCCGCCAAGTGTATCGCTTCCACCTTTTCCAACGGGAGCTCGACGAAGAAGATCTGGAAGATTAAAAGAAGCCCCAGAGCCGCCATATGTGTACCCGATAACTCCATGCAGCGCTGCGTATGCGCCAGTAGTGGATTGCGACGAACCATCGCACATAAGCCATCCGACAGGAGCGCTAGATCCTGCAAAAGCTGATATCTGTCCTATTGGAATGCTGACGTTCTGAAGAAGAATTTCAAATACAGAGCCAGTATATGCCATAATTGTAGGGATATTTTGCTGAAGCACCCCTGCGGAAATTGCAGCTCCTCCGATTCTTAAATCCTTAGCGCCCAATCCGCTAATGTTAATTGTGGACGCACCAGAGTTTGAGACATGCGGAATAATAACAATTAGCCCAGAAGTCGTATAAGCATCCCAAGCTGGCGTGGGCGTCGCAATATATGTAGTCGATGTGCCAGTTGTTAGCCCGGCATAGTTTCTTGTTATAAGGCCATCAAGAGCATCCCCTACGTCATTAAACTTAACGCTAGTTGTTCTTATGTTGTAGTTATCTGCATATGTCATGTTGGGTCATACTCCGTATTTAATAGCACTTGTACTGTTAGGCGAATCGCTGGCGCATGTTCCATAGCCATAACATAACTAACTGCTTCAACGAGTCCTCTATAACTTTGCGCTCTTACAAGCTCCTCTCCGTAGTTTGCATTAACTACAGTAGTTACATCAGTTCCATCATCTACTACTCCAGCACGTGCTGCAGGATCCGTTCCGAAGTATGCAGGGAACTCGGAATGGTGAAAGGATACCACGTCAAACATCTTGATGTCCTTATAGCGATGATAAGGGACGACAAAGCTACAGTAGATGAATGGCAGCGCAAACCGAGAGAGATAGTAGTCGGCAAGAAAGTCTACTGAGTATATAACGATTCCGCCCGATGTCGGCTGGCTCGCAGTAGCTCCTCCAGTGAGATACCCAGGGAGCCCTACGACTGGATTAGTGTCCGAAAAACCAAACACATTGAACGTGTTCTCTACGATATTTCTGGCCCCAAAGAGTGACCGACTACGTTCTGTTATCTGCTGAACTGCTAGGTACGATTCGTTCGAAAAGTCGATTGAGTACAAATAGCCTTCTTTCGCAGCGTCCTGAGAGATGTTGGTTGCGTAGTATTTGCCAAATGTAATCTGAGTTCTGTTGACTATAGATTCGTCCGTCCTGTTCTCCCAGGATAGTGGGATAATATCGGCCTGTGGGATTATATAAGTTGGAGTAGTGCTCACGCCCCAAGGGTGCACAAAGAGTTTGCTATCGCCAAATACGCCAATCTTTGACGCACTGCCACGGGCAATCTCCGAGATTACTTGAGTATAGGTGCTCTTCGCCTCTATGATGCCCGTGAGATACCTGGCCCTATAATTGCCAGAAGCACTTGCAAACACTTCGTCATAGTGAGATGTCTGAAGGCTTGTCGTGTCTACCGCACTTATGTCGTTCCATTGCTCTCCGTCCCATTCGTACGATAGCAGCTTGATGATTGTCGGAGGATCGTAGATTCGAGCGTTGTCGGAATACTTACAGAACCCTTCCACCAGATTAACAATCTCAAGAGAATCGAGATCGCAGTTAGCTTGCCCGCTGTCAGGCGTCGGTTGGCTTAGCGTCATTGAAGAATAGGTATAGCCGTCGCGAGTATAGGTATTTTCGTGGACCGTAGAGGTCGCAGTCACGATGCGAAGTTTGTGGGCTACCAGCTGCTCTGAAGTGCCTTTGCCCCAGTTATCCTGCGTTCCTGCAGCACTTCTATAAAGCATAGGTACTGTTTCGTTGTACTTTTGCAATGATAAGTCGTCAATGTTTATATTTGCTGATTCCCAAGCTATATAAAAGTCATACTCACGAGCGGATGTCAGCTCTATGACAGATGGCGCATCAAATGAAACATTTACCGAGAAAGTGCCGCTAGCATTGTTGAGGGTATCGTAATTAGCAAGTTGCACAGTTCCCTTTCCAAGAACCTGAACAACATTGTACGTAACTCGATCTACGAGAAGTAAAGAGGCAGTAAAAGAACCGCCGCTGACTCGCACTGGATTAGTACTGTTGCCCTTAACCTTAAATTCTACGCCAGTTACAATAAATCCAGTCTCATTGTTAGTAGCTGTAATCTGTGGAATCCTATGCGCTTTTCCTGATGTCGCATTGAGCGAATAGTAAGTCCCCACCAGCGGAGTGGTATAATCAGGCGCTGCTCTGGTGAATGATATAGAAGCCCAGATATTACTTCCATCTGCCCACGCCTTTTTTGCGTAATAGTTTGGCTGGATTCTCGCTTTCGTGACTCCATACAGCTGCGTCGTAAGAGCATACTTTGCTGTCTCGTTACCATCGGCAGATATGCGAGTAGGAAGCACTTGTGGGTATCGGTCTATTGGCGAAGAGAGCCCCGAATTGACCTTGTTGAAAGCGATAGGAAGCGCTTTTCCAAGAGATGCCTGGGGAGCGCTTTCCATACCCCCAATGTCTCGTGACACTTCAAGGTTCATTACACGATCTGAAATCTTGAACGGCTCTAATTGAATTGTCATTGTGGGCTTGTCGCCCGAGAGTGCTTTTGACCAAGACGTAACAACGCCAGAGCCAATTTGAGTCCAGGTTGCAGGGGCGTCTACTTCGTTAGAAGATTCGCCTAAGTAGATGTTTATAGGCTGATCAATCAGAGTAAATCTCTCTAGGAGATCCGAGAATCTTCGGTCTGGTCCAAACGAACCACGGGAGTCATCGATAGTAATAGAAGAAAGAGAGAACGATGGGAGAATCTCACCTGCTGAAAGCGTCACCTCTCCAATGCTTTCCAGTATTGGAATATAGGTCTCTCGATCGCTGGGAGTTGTTGCGTCTCGAAGTGACTTGTTTACGAAGTTGTATGTACGAGTAATAAGCTCACGCACGTTAAGACGGTCAATCTTAACGCCGCCAAGCGTATATTGCGCCACCTGTATCTCAACTCTGTAAAAGTAGTTAAAGCTTGGAGAGGTCATGGCATCTCCTCAAATGTGGCAGTCACATCGCAGTAATCAGTAACACGTGGCGGAAGGCTCATTTCTGTCAGCCTGCAGTAAATAACCCTATTGCCCATCAATATGTCGTGCCACGAGTTTGTAGAAATAATAAGAGGCGTATACCTTCTCGTCTTATAAAACTTTAAATACATCTGTACTGCCTTGGCATACGAAAGGCCATTCCATGTAAACTCGAATCCATATGTGGGTCTTCGCTGCGCTCCGCCCTGTTTAATGCGAGTGATTGTCGCAGGAGCGTTGGGATCTAGCCCAGGGTCAAAAGAAGAGCCAAAGAAGAATTTAGCGTGAGGAATCTTCGATGCGCTCGTCGCATTGTAGTTAATGAACCAATAGCGATACGCTGCGCTTGGCGTGAAGTGCTCAATATAGTCATCGTCATTTGGCCCGTAGAGTGTCTGTGAGCCAAACGAAGAGATAGTCCTTATGGTCGTCGCTGTGCCATAGTCATTAGTCGAATTGGCCTTAAGAGTAATTGTCCCTACACTTGCCTGCTGCAAAAGATTTGCACGAGCGATGTAAATAAAGTTGCACGACTTCGTTGTTCCACTCGGGAGCTCCAGCATTATACGAGTGTCGCCGCTAGTAGCTGTGTTGAGATAATGAAGATCCGTCTTATTTCCACCAAAGAGATTTTGGTATGGATAGATAGATGAAGATGCATTGTTAATAGAGCTAGCGGTTGCTGCGTTTGGAATATCTGCGTAGCTGATTAGGAGATTAGTTGGCATTTACTACACCTCCTCAAACACTGCTTTGATATTATTCCATCCAGCTACTTCATTATCTTTTGATATTGAACACTCGCCAGGGACAACACGACAGTGCATGAGCTTGTTGTCATAAAGAGGATCTTGGTAATTAGCAGCATAAAGATAAACAGTGCTGCGATATGGGTCATTTAAAACTCTGTCAATAAAGTCGTTTGCCTTTGCGTCATCTACGCCATCCCACTCGACCGTGACCCTGTGCTTGGGGTAGTACGCCTTCGACAAAATAGTATGCCCACGAGGGTACTTCCAAGTGTCTGCATCCCCCTCGTTTGCTACCTCAAGATTGTAGTTATCTGGCTCTTTCCCCATGTCGAACGATTCACCAAAATATAGCTTTCTAAAGGCAAACTGAGCGGTGCCAGATGCCTTTGATATCGCTAGCTTAAAATACCTATACGGGGAAATAGTACCAGCAATCTGATCGTTATATGTAGGCGTAAATATAACGTCGTCTTGATACGGGCCGTTTGCAGTTCTAGTCAGGAAGTTGGAGGTCGTGCCAAGCTGAGAGACCCAGGTGGTTCCATTGTTGGATCCGCTAAGAACTACGCCAGTCGTGGAGGTCGCTACAAGAGATTTAATGCCACCCAAGACGAGATGGTCCACTGCCCTTGAGTTACCTGTCCCAAGGTCAAACGTGATCTCAAACGAGCCTACGGCGCTTTGGATACGAGCGTGGGTATACCCTCGACCATAGAAACTTGCAGATACTGGATAGTCTTCTTCAAATGGCGTAGACGAGGTAATTACCAGGGCAGAATCTGGGACATCTGGTTTCAGGATGAGGAAACTTGAAGCCATCTACTATCCTCTATGCGCCTGGGTTTTTTCTTGACCTGATAATCTTTCCGGTCCTTCTGTTCTTATATATGCCAGGGCTTTGTCTAATCCAGTCGCTTCTATTGCCCATGCCGCCCCCGGTCGTCGTCCCGCTGCCGCCACCAGTGGTGCTCCCGCCAGTAGTGCTGCCGCTACCAGTCGGGGCGCTTGCTTGAGAACCATCTCCAAATATCAGCTCGACAAGCGCTTGGCCACCCTGATCTCCAGTGGTGCTGATGTTAAAGACCACATCATTCTCGAATCTCTGACCGTTAAGAAGTCCAAGCTTCTCTATGATTTTATCAAATCCCGATGCAAGTTTTTCTAGTGGCCCGTTAAGATTGCCAATTGCCTCGGTGGTAGAGTTAAACGCAGGAGGTAATGTAGCAGCGCCATCGTTAAACTGCTTCACAAGGTCTATCGCTTGTTTGAGCGGGTCAAGTCCTGCATTTGCAGCAGTTTCTGCATCCTGAAGACCCTTGTTAATACCCTTGGCCTCATCGGATGTTTCGCCGAACTTGAATCCAAGCTCCTCAAGTCTTCCAAGGATAGATAGAATCTTCTGAGACCCAGCGTTCTCAAACTCCTCAAGGCTCTTAAGACCGCTTTCATCAAGAGCTCTAAAGAATGTCTCAACTTGATCGGTGCTAAACGAATTCTTAAGCTGGTCCTTTAGATCGGAGAGGTCTGGGGCGAGAGGCTCATTCCTAAAGTCATCGAGAGCCTTCTTTGCAAGCGCCAAGGCCTTTTGAGCTGCCTCGGATGCTTCTGGGCCTACTGCATTTCTTGCCGCTGCCCTTGCAGCATCAAGATTCTCGTTTAGCTGCTTTCTTTGAACTTCTCGCAGCGCAGAGCCTTCCTTGTTAAACTTTTCTCTAAATTCGGCGAAGATATCGACAAACGCATCTGCGCTAAATGCACCGCCAGTAGTTCCGGCATCGATAAGGTTCTGGAATGCATCGCTTACAGCACCAACTGCATTAGGAATTCCTGGCCCAAGAAGTTCTTTAGTCTTGGCAATCTCCTTGTTTGCCTCAGAGATGCTAAGGCGTCCCTGCATGAAACCCTTGACCAGTATGTCTACGTTCTTCTGAAGGTCTACGCCAATCTGCCGAGCTACAACCCCAAGAGAGTTCTGACTCTTAATAAGTGGAATGATTGCCTCAATATTAAGGGTCTTATACTCTCTTGTTACTTCATTGGCTTTTTCTCTCGCTTTCTCAAGCTTCTCTTCAAGCTTAGCGAGCTCTTGAGACAGCTCTCCAATTCGCTTCTTATTGCCTTTAGCGCCCTTATCAAGCTCTGCATTAAGCTCTTTCTCTTTTTTGTCTCTAGCGATGATAGCGTCGAGAAGTTCTTTCTGCAGTCTTACGATCTCTTTGCCAGCTGCGACACTTGTAAGCTGTCCGTTGTTTATCTGCTTAATAACATTAAGATATGCCTGAGAATCTTGAAGAAGCTTCCTCGCCTCCTCTCGCTGCTTTTCGAGAAGCTCTTTTGCTATTTCCTGAGGACTCTTTTTTCTTGATCCTCCGCCGCCGCCAGTTTTAGTGCTAGGAATAGTTGGAGCTGCCGCAAGAGGAGCTGCAGCATTTTCCTTAATGGCGTTGATGTTTCTAATAAGCGTAAGAAGCTGTGCATCACTTGCCTTAGCAAGATCTGCAAGAGTTGCAATGCCACTTAATCTAAGGGCTTCAAAAAGACGAGCTTGCTGATCTGCAGCAAATCCAAATGTCTGTCCAAGGCTTGATATAACAGATTCAAATGATGCACGGGCTTCTTGGCCCTCTGCTCCAATATCTCTCAGTGAGTCGAGGGCATACTGTCCAGGCTGTTCATTTTTAAGTGAGGTATTGAGATTATCTATGGCTTGTTGGAAGTCTCCAATAGCCCCAGGGATACCTTCAGAGTAAATATTTTGAAGCTGTACAAGAGCGTTATAAGCTTCTTCTGCAGTAAGTTGAGAATCTCTGAATGCTTTAAGAATAGCCTGAGAAAGATCTTCAAAACTTTCTCCAGTTTGTTGAACAAGAACTTGAAGGTTTTGAAGACTACCTCCAATATTATTGCTTAATGCTACGCCAATAAGCCGTGCTTGCTCTGCACTTATTCCTTGAAGAGTTCCAAGTGCGAGTCCAACCCCATTAAATGAGTTCTGTATTTCAGATGAAAGCGTATTGAAGTAGTTAAAGAACCCTTCGCCACCAAATCTTACCTGTCCAGCAAATGGAGTGAATCCTTCGAATACAAGATCTGAAAGACGCCTCAATTCTGGCTGAATTGTTGCAATTTCCTCTCCAATGGTAGCTACACCATTAGATACTGCGGTACGTATTTGTCCTTGGATAACGACGCCAAGCCGCCCACCATCAAAGAGCTCACCAAAATATTTATCGATCTGCTTGCGCTGTTGAGTACCTTCAAGATCCTTACCGAGCTCGGCGAGCGACTCTCCTACAATCTGTCCAAGAACATTTCCAATTGCTGCTCCGACTTCTGGTGGAACTCCAATAGATGCTGCAATGGCAGCTCCAGTTGCAGAGCCGATAGACGCTGCTATGCCTGGAACATCCTCTCTTGAGAATCCATCTGCACCAGCCTGGAATGCTCCTGCAAGTGCATCTTGGAACTGCCCAGCAATTTGAGCCTCCATCTCTTGAGTTGCATTTTCCCCAAGGTCGAACCCGAAGAAGCCTCCACCAGCTGCCTTCTGATTGGGGTCTTGATTGTCGCCATAGATAAGCTTTCTTATGTTAAGAAGGCCTTCCTGGGCTTGTGCGAGTTCTTTATTATATTGCTTCGCTTCATTAATACTCTCCGATGTGCCGCTTAAAGGCTGATCGGGCATCTCATTCTTGAGATCGTTGAGTCCCTTAACTTCCTTTGCAAAAGCCTGATAGTCTCCACCAGCCTTAAGGAATTCTTTGCCAATTTCCTCTATCTTCGCTCTAAGCTCTTCAGCGCTTTGCTGTGGTTCGTTAAATACATCAAGAAGCTGTTGTTGAACATTCTTTGGGATCGCTTGTCCAAGAGATCTACCAAGGGATTTAGTAAGGTCTTTTAGTTGCTGCTCTTGTTGTTTAAGTGCTGTTGCTGATTGTTTAGCTGCATCCTTCTGCGCTGATTTAAGATCTTCGGAAGCCTTTTTGCCCTTCTTTCCAGAAATTACAAGCAGCTCACCTAGTTTCTCTGCAGTCTTGCCATAAAGGCCGCCTTGTCGTGAAGCCTCCGCAAGTTGCTCAGATGCAATTTTTATCTTTGTAGAGAACTCGTTCTGATCTGCACCAGCTTGTTTACTTTGCTCTTGTAGCTTGGCTATTTCCTGGGTAAGCTCCCCAACCTTTGCAGCTGCGGCAGATTGCCCAACATTCGCTTGAAGCTTTGCAAATTCTTCATTGAATTTGGCAGTAGATACAGTTCCCTGATCTAATCCAAATACAAGTTTTTCATATGCGATGGAAGCTTGCTGGAGTACCTCTGGCGCAATCCCTGGAACTTCTACTTGCCCAGCATCTTTTAGGGTGTCTTCTTTAATCTTAGCAAAAAGATTTGTAAATGCACTTCTAGCTTCGGTAATTGCAGAAATATCTACATTTATCTTAACGCCTTGAGCACCTTCGCCTCGAAGCCGTGCGATTTCTGTTGTTAGTGCTTCTGTTTCCTTTCTGGCTGCTACAAGTGCTGCTTCTTGTTCTTTTAATCTATTTGCAAGCGTTGGGCTAAACTGATCCCCTTCATTTTCAGCTGCAGACCTTGCTTCTCGAAGTTGATTGGTAGACTCCTCTAGCTTTTTGATTGTCTTATCGAGGGTCTGAAGGCGCTCCTCTGGTGTAAGATCGGCAAAAGCACCAACAATTTCTACCCCAGCGTTTCTTGCAATGAGGCCAATGCCTCTAATGTCATTTGCAAGTTGCTTAACAAATCCTCCCAATAATCCTACCGCAGCGCCATATCTCTCATTACTTTCTGCCGCAAGTGCAGCTTGCTTAGCTTGATCCTTATATGCATCCGTAAGGGCCTTGGATGTATTTATACCTTCGCTAAATTTTGTATTAGCATTCTCTTGGGCTGCTTGAAGTCTTTGAAGTGCAACGCCAACAGTATCAAGGGGATCTGGAAGTTCTTCTGCCCTTTCCTTAATCTTCTTAAGAGCTTCAGCAAAGAATGCTTGTTTCTTTTCAGAGTCCGTTAGGTCGTTTGCAGTCTTTCCGACTGTCATCGCAAAGTTTGCGTAGGCTTGTTCGGCGCTAACAATAATACCAAGGTTATCTAGGTAGAGACGGGACTGACGACCAAGTCCGAGGGAGAGAGACTCGAGGCCGAATGCGGCATCAATTCCCATCGCTCTTCCGAGCTTAACTGCAGCGGCTGCAGCCTGATTAAATGTATCTGTAGGAACTCCAAGAAGAACGGCCTGATTTGCACGTTGATAGAGCTGAACGTCAGATATAAGTCCTTGAGTAGCATCTCTAAGTTTTTGAATCGATGTGCTTGGATCTTGTCCTACTGTTCTTTGAAGAACCTGGAAACCAGCGGCAAGCCCTTCAACTTTATTAGCCTGCTCGGCGAGCTGATCAATTTGTTTGTCTAACCTTTGAATAGCACCTACTGCTGCGACTATTCCTGCTACACTTCCACCAACAACTCCAAGGTTCTTAAAGTTGTTAATGAACGACGCAAACCCTACGTTAACATTGCCAAACTGTAGTGAAAGCCCGGCTACGCTATTCTTAAGTGCATCAACTAGCTTGCCAGAGCCTGCAGTATCCCCAAGACCACCGCCTGTAGGTTTTTTAATCCTTGCAGTCGCTTGGTTAATCTTAGCGATATTCTCCAGAATTTGAGTTCGAAGAGTGCTTTCTGTTGCTGCAGTTTGCCGTGCAGCCGCCTCAGCCTCACGAACCTGAAGTTGCCTAAGCTTAATGGCATTATCAGCCGCTCGCTGGTCGGCCTTAATCTTCTCATCAGATGTTCTTTGCGCTGCAGCAATCTGTTGTTGCGCCGATGCCTGAGCCTCTTTTGCGGCAGACTGATACTTAAGCTTGGTGATAGCAACTTCTGGGTTTGCGTTAGCCAGAACCTCTAAGTGCCTTCTACGTTCTGCTGCTGCTTCGTTCTTAAGAGACTCGAGCTGAATCCGCTCCTTGGACTTAATTTCTTCAATGAGCACAGCGCTCATGCTCTTTGACAGTCCTTCGATCTTCTTGAACTGCTGCTCAGTGCTCTTAAGACCACTCTCCAATGCAGACTTAAGTTGTTCGGCAGACTTAATTGCCCCCTCTGTATCAAGGGTTACATTAATCTTAATGTCATTAGAGTCACCGAAGCCTGCCATTACTTTATCTTCGCCTTGTTGCTTTTCTTAGCGGTCCACTCCCTATATTCCGATAGAACGGTCCTCATCTCCAAGATGGTTTCTGCTGTTTCGTCGGCAAGTCCGCTCTCTTTCAGGAGTTTTTCCTGAAAAGAGCCGTAGCCGCTAGACATATCCAGAATCTCTATCTGTAGAAATGCGTCAGCAAGACGATTAAGCCGCTTGTTCCCCGCTATGTCGACAATAGGACATAGGTTCATGAGACAAGCAGGCTTCTTATTGTTTTTGGCGTAAAGGACGTGACAATTAGCGCAGTTGAGACCAGGCTCAAAGAGCTTGTATCTCAGCAGCCTAATTAATTCACCGTTACGTCGTTTTTTGATTCCGCCTCGCCCTTGAGTCCTTCAACGATTGCTTTGGACCAAGCTTGAATAAGCTGGAAGAAGAACTTTGCGGAAAACTTCTTATTCTTGAGGTCTTCTACTGTAACTGCAGTTCCATCTTTATACTCGAAGCCACGAAGCTCCTTAAGCTTTGGGAGGAGGATGTCGGCTTGCTCTTCAAGAGTCTTGCCAGACATTTCAATCATAATGGCCCAGTCACGAAGGGTAGGCTCATCGAATACGGCAACTCCGTCGCCAACTTTTACCGTAAGGTCACTGTCAATAATCATAGCACTTTCCCTTAGTTTAATGGGGGTATGGGCCGAATATATAGAAAGGGCGGTATAGCTCAAGAGAACTATACCGCCCTTAATGATACTACCGAACTAACTAGGCAAGCAGGGAAGTTGCAAGCCCGTTTACAATCTCGAAGTACGGATATGTGCTACCAGTCATTCCTGTAGGAGCCGTAGCCGCCTTCAGGAGTCGGAACTCCATCGACATCGTATTTGTCCCTTGGTCGGTAAGAGCGTACTGCGGCTCAGTTACCAAGAGCATACGAGGAAGGTAGATTGAAAGCTTCTTGGTGGTTCCAGTACCAATTTGAGTTCCCTCAATCTCAATGAGAGCCTTGCGAGCTGTCTCAGCACTCCAGATGGTGTAGTACGCATGGTCAGCAAGCTGACGAACATCTACGCTCAAAGTACCATCAAAGAGATCAGACGCCAAAGGAGCCGTATTACCAGCAGACCCCTTAATCTCAGGGATAATCTCTTGAGGGCGATTAAGCGCAAGGTTGAATCCAGTAATATTATACTGATCACCACCGGCTACAGCTGAACCACTCTGAACATTCGTACGGAACTTATCTACAAGGTCAACTGCTACCAACTCAGGGACGCCCTCAGTGAAGGTACAGTTAGCCAATGTAACGTTTGTATTTACAGCGGACGAAAGCTCTGCGGTGTTAGCGATAAGCTCTGCCGTAAAGTCCAGATATCCAGGTACGCCAGTTGTAGCGATACCAATGGATTGAACAGCACAAGTTGGGAACTCCATTACCGTAGCACTCGTAGTCTCATAGGCTAGAGTTACATACTTAGAGTTCAATGTGGTGTTGAACGTAATAACGTGCTTCCAATCAGCCTGCCCAACAGTAACCTCTGTTGGTGCTGGTGCAGTTCCCATGAACTGAGCCAAGAGAACATCACAGTTATTGCGATACCCCATATCAGCCGTAAGCGATATGGTTGGAATAACCGACCCACGGGTTGCAGTTGAAAGCATGTATGCTCCCGAACCGATCTGGCGTGATGTAATTTCTGATACGTTAAAGCTAGGCGAAATTTCACCAGCGAAGCTATTTCCAACTCCGCAAGCGACTGCCGTTCCCCAAGTGGAGGCGATTTTTACGCCAGCCTTGGTTTGTGCGCCTGTAATACTTGCTCCCATAAATATTAAATCTCCATACTAAACAGTTTTTATTCCAAGGTATGTAAAGCCACCTCTCCAGCAGGCTTTATTATCAATGGTAACTACTGAAATATCCTGTGGGGTGCCACCATTGTAAAAATCTACAGTATCACCCCATGACCCGCCTAGATTACTTCTAACCAGGTTATCCACTGTCTCAAGCCGATCTACCAGCGTGTTGTAAGTGTTAGAGGAACTCTCCTCCTGTTGAAGATAATACTGCACTGTTACTTGGAAAGTGTACCTAGTATTTCCCATGATTAAAGGCTCGTGCTGACGGCGCACAAGGCACAAAAAGAAGTTAATCGTTGGATATTTGCCAGGAGCTCCATAATAAAGCTCGGCCATGTTGAAGGTGCTATCCACACTAACGTCATATAGGAAGATTTTAGACGTCATTGGCGCAATGGCTTTATCGGTCCAGATGTTATCTTGCCACGCTGCTCTGACATCTGCCGAGGATGACATGACCTACCTCGAAATAATGATGGTAGCCGTTCCCTTGCCAGTTTCTATGATACCACCTTCCATTTGCTGGTACTCGAATTTAAGGCTATCCAGATTGCTCTGAAAACCGCTCTTATATTCTTGGTACTTAATGGAAAACTTATCGCCTGGCTCCTGAATCTGCCCAACCATGACCATCGACAAGGCTTTATAGATTACGCACAGGTCGAGTCGGTCAGCACGGGTAATTTTTGCCCATTCGTACCCTTTTGCTCGGAGCTCACCCTTAATCTCAATTAGAGCCTGGGAAATAAATGCCTTTCGTTGAACATCAGAGGAGTAGGCATCAATCTGTGGAAAGTAGGCACGGAGGTCTTCTTCTGTAACCGAGACAACCTTATCGTGGCCAACAACACGCTCAAGCTGGAGAGGCTTAATAACAGTCTGAACCTGCCCAGCGCTTTGAAGCCTGAAGTTTAAAGCGACCCAGTAGGTCCGTGTTGGAATATTGCTGTCTGGGTGTGGGTCGTTGATAGCCTGAATTGTAAGGCTCCAGGCTTTCTTCTGGGAGCTCCAAACCCATGTGCTTACGGTCTGTAGGCTATTTGCCCCAGAGGCAGCATCTCCACGAGAGGGCACGGACTCATCAAAGACATAGATAGCTGGCGTTTGAGACTGAACAGCCGATGGTACTACCGCCGTATCGTTATCCAAGAGCGGATAAAACCAGTAGGTGATGTTCTGACCAAACGGGTAGCCCATTATATCTTACCTTCCTTTTTATCTCGCTCGGCGTTCTTTACCATGTCCTTCCGAAAAGAATCATGGCTCCTATCGCCTTCTCCACGCTGCTGGGAGATGTTACGAGCTGTTTGCGCTGCTTTCTCAATGCTATCACGCACTTGTCGCTCAGACATCTTCTCTTTTTGTAAGTCTACTTTATATCGCATGATTCTGTTTCCTCTAATAGTTCTGGATAGGCATAGCAACATACATCTTCTATATGCTTGGGAAGATTGCCCTCTGCTATGATATTTTCTATGTGACCGCAAACGAATGGTCTTTCAATTCCTCTGCGATTTCTCCACGTCCCGACCTGTACTAGCGTTTCTTGCAATAACGGAGCGCTATATCTAACTGCATAAATACTACACGATCCATCTGCCGCCTGTCTTGGACACCTAACAGGCTCTTCGCCCATAGGATACAATGTGCAACATTTTCCGCCGCACACCTTAATGCAGTAGGTGTCTGCGTCCACTCTAGTCTTCCTTCTTTTGCTTATCTGACTTTTCGGCAATCTCTACGGCCTTAGCTCGACCTTCTTCATAGGAGACCTCATTGCCTCCATTACGCATCTTTAAGACCTCTTTAGTGGTAGGAACCATGCGCTCGATGGCATCACGTGTTCGCTCCTCTGGAGTCATTTGATTGCGCCAACGCTGAACTTCAGCGTTTGATTCCCACTTATCCTTGAGCTCTTGCCTTTTCTGCTCTTTCTGCTGAGCATAGTGCTGCTGAAGCGCTTGGAAAGTCTGCATAGACTCCACGGTCCTCATGATGCTTTTTCGAGGAGGTGGGCGTGAGCCGAGGTTTTCTTTCTTGATAAATACGGCCATAAGACTATAGCTCCTTTTTAAGAACTGACTGCTTTACAGCTAGTTTAGCTCTTTCCTCGTCCAACTTCTTCTTGAGAACGCTGATCTCATTCTCGTAGTTGGAAGCTCGCTCATCCCAGTTAATCTCACTCGACATCTTTTGCTTTACGAACTTCTCAAGATTGTCCCATGGGTTAAGACCTGCGCCTTGCGAGTAGTGAAGAGCTTTAGCGGCTCTCTGTGGGTTTTTGTCGTTAAACTTCGGGAAGTTACCGTAGTCGAGGATTCGGAATCCCTTTTGTAGATAGAGGTCTACGTGGTGGTAGATTTCAGGCCGACTCTCAGCGTTGAGGGTCATCAGGCCAGTGCCCAGACGCTTCTCGCCATCGTGGAACACATGCCACTCTTTTGTTTCGAAAAGGATGAAAGCATAGCCTGGGCGTTTCCATCCGGTGAGGTATTTAAGCGTCTCTTCTTTTGGCTGAACGATAGTCTTATAGACTTCCTGCTTCATAGCTTCTCTCGATTGTAATAAAAAAGGGGGGCAACCCGGAGCCAACTGCTCTCCGGGCTGCCCCCCTCAACCTACCTTATATTAGGTATCGCTCAAGAGCTTAACGCCGCAAAGGTCGTTCCACTCAAGTACGTCGTAGAAGTAGTACGTAGCATACTCAGTGTAGAACCCCTCACCTCCCTTCTCCTTAACCCATGTAACAGGCGCTGGAGCGAAGAAGCCAGCGAATGCCCACATTGGGTGGAAGATAGCCTGAACAGTGTCGCCGCCAGAGGTAGCGTGTCCAGAAGTAGCGTGGAAATCAATCGAGCCAAGGAGAGAACCAACATAGCAGTTAGCTTGTGGGGTTCCGCCAAGTACGTCGAGGTAGCTCTCGTTGCTCCATACTGAAGCACCGGACTGTACGATTTCCTTCTTGATGTTGTAGTGACCACGGTGAGAAAGAACTGCCTTAAGCGGAACTTCCTTGTTAGGACACTCAGAGTTGAAGATGTTGAACTGCCCAAGCATTACATCGTCGATGGTAAGGATGCTTGCCGAAGTTACAGAGGTCGAAAGACCAGAGAACAACGAGAGAGCATCGTTATCAACAAAACGAGCAATAGAAGCACCGTGCTCAGCAGCAATACGGTCAGCAGTGATGCTTCCGAATGCGCCTTGCTCAACAGATACGCCAGAAACTACAGCGCACTTAGCAATGGTGGCCGATACTGAAGAATCAGTAAGCTCGCCATCTGCGTTTGGTGCGAGAGCAGTAGCCTCAGCAAGAGTAGCAGCAGTCAAAGATCCACGTCGTGTGAGCTTTGCTGTCATTGTTCCTGCGGGAAGTCCCTCAGTGTGCATAACTGCCATCATGCAGTTAGCTTTTACAAGCGCTGGGGAAATTCCAGCTGCGAGAACGTCAGTGACGTTAACGCTATTTCCAAATTCGGTGATATTACTCACGGCACCCATATAAATCTCCTTTACATGTCTCAGAGCGTAATGTTATATAACGCCCATTTAGTTAAAATTACTTTATGCCAGTCAAATCATTACAAGAAAGATTCGAAAGACATTTTAAGAAAGGCAATCAGTCAAGCTGCTGGAACTGGACTGGCCGCATCAATTCCTATGGCTATGGAACCATTAGAACCAGTGGCACCCAGAACAGAAAACAACTTTATGCTCATCGACTTTCTTATTCTTTTTATGCTGGAGAAATCCCCGAAGGGTTCCTTGTTTGCCACAAGTGCGATAATCGCCTTTGCGTAAACCCGCAGCATTTGTTTCTTGGCACACACCAGGACAACTGCTCTGATAAGATTGCGAAGGAACGACATCTTCCAAACACACCCAGAGGTAGCCGTCACGGTATGGCTATACTCAATGACTCTTTTGTTTTGCAGATACGAAAGCTTTACAAGACCAAACAAAAAACCCGCAAAGAACTTGCAGAGATATTTTGTGTTGGTAAGCATGTAATTCATTCTATTGTTACCTATAAAACTTGGCGTCATTTACCTTAAAATTCTTAAACAGCCTTCGTCAAAGCAACGAAGAAATAGCTAGCCCCATTGCTAACTACGAGTTTCACTGTGGTGTTAGCCCCAGCATCATCCTGGATGAAAACCTTTCCAACCTGGCTAGCTGCCGACCCGAGGGCCGCAACCAACTCAGCTGAAGTTGGAGTAGTAACATCCGCATTGTTGACAGCTGTAGCGACACCGTTAACAAATCTAACGCCATCAAGATCTTTAAACTGTGTTGCCATAGGTAAATTCCTTCCTAATTATGCAGATATGGTTCGCAAAATCTTTTGAACCGCAGCGGGATTCTCCTTCTTCAGGCGCTCCAAGACCTCTCTAGCATTTGGCATAGCTTGCAATTCGGCCCATGACTCAGGGACTTTATTGCCCCCACGAGGCGACGAGCGTTGCCCTGGAGTAGCGTCCTTCACACCACTAATACCAGATGCCTTAGCGAGACTTGGATACTTCTCAACAAGTAGCTCCCCATACTCTTTTGAAGTCATTGGGCGAGTCCCCTTGTAGAGAATATCTCCGCTATCGTCTTTAACAACGATAGAACCATCTTCGTCTAAATCGCAGGACTCTTCCACTTCTCTTTTTATCCACTTTAGGGCGTCCTGGTTAAACATCCCTGAAATATCCGACATGACTTTATCAGTCACCGCCAAGTTTTTATTAACCCTAGCAAGAGCGTCGAGTTGCTCCTTGAGGGATTGCTTCTCTGTCTCTACTTCATTACGGTACTTATCGAGCTTTCGCTGAAAGAGCTCTTCCATCTTCTGCGGGTCTTTCTCTGCAGCTTCCCGCTCCTTCTCTTCCAACTTTTGCTTGAGGTTCTTGTACTCATCGGGGTCGATATCCTTGTAGACTGATACTACCCGATTATACTCTTTCTCCTTAGACGTAAGGAGCCCTTGAAGACGTTGGAGCTTATCCTGCATCTTCTGGAGATCGTCGCTAACAGGTTCCTGTGGAGGCTGATTAGAATTGTTGTTATCGTCGCTCATTTCGCATTCCGTAGTTTAGATGCTATCGTTTCTCGCTGAGTTTTTGATAGGCCAAAGAACTTTCGAGCGATAAACTTAACTTTGCCAAGTTGTCCGCTCTGATGCCCAAGGGCCTTTTTCGATTGCTTCTGGTCGTTAAAAAAGATGGTAGCGAGAAACTTGAACCCTTCCTTTCTAAAGGCGACCTTCATCGCCTCGAACATATCGCCACTGTAGCTTAGGTCAACGTAGGCTGTTTGAAAGCCTGTATTTCTACGAACATCCTTCCAGTTAGCCCCACGAGCTTTAGGATTATCTGAATACGGAGTAAACTGCTTCCCATCGACATCAATGCCGGACTTGGTTCTGGTCTTAATCCCTTCGGCCTCTCTCTCGACAGCAGTTTGAAGCGTAGGCCCCATCTTATTAAGCCGCTCTTCGACTGCCCTATTGATTGCCTCAAGGTTTTTTATCTCTATGGTCATTGCCCTACGCCCACTGGAATAAGAGCATGCCGACATCCATAACCACCGCAGTAAAGATTGGCGGGGATGCCCTGCCCGTTATCCCAAGTATACACCACTTCGATAGGGAAGATTCGATTCACCCTCTCGGCGCAAAATGGGCGGTTCCTTTGGTCTCGTGGCCCAGCGTAAAGGACAAACTTCTTGCCCTGATTCATTGCAACCATACGGCTATAGGTTGCAGTAGCTGTCTTTAAGTCTGTGCTGAGTGTGTTGAATATCCGAGTCGCCGGAACGTCAGCGAGGTCAAAGTCGGATATCCGTTCTCCAGTAATTACAGAGTCGGCAAGCCCTTGGCGCACCTCATTCGCATAGGCCCTCGCCATAATAGAGACGTTCTGCTCTCGAGAGTTAACAAAAACCCCCATGTTTGGCAGCCTTCGGTCAGCCATCTCTTCCCCATTGGCTATCTCGTACCACTGCTCCATAAGCCGATACTGCAGGTCGAAGATGTCCTGCAAAGACTCGATATGCTCCTGCACATCATCGGTAAGCACGATGGATTCTAAGCCTCCCAGAAGGCGGATGACTCGTGACTGACGGATGTTTCGGTCGGCAGGAAGGCCCGAGAGTTCTTCAAGAATCTTTCGCTGCATAAGAAGGCGAAGGGTACTGATATACCCAGTCACCTCTCGGTCTATGCGTTTGTTACCCCTCTCGACCAGCAAGAGGAGCTCTTCCAACTCATCTTCCGTCACTGTCTCTTACCCTTGGCTCTGGGAGCGGTACGTTAACAGTTTCCCCCGGTGTCCCAGCGGCTGTCAGCCCTCGAGGAAGTGCCGTCTGGTTGAAACTAGGAAGCGGCGCAATCTCATCGATGTCCATGACAATCTGCGAGAGCTCATCTTCGTTATAGCCCATGGTGGCCGCAACCTTCTTAAGATGCGCCTTTCTCCATGAATCCACGTTGCGAATCTCATCACGATACGCCAGGAAGAGCTGAATCTGCTGATTAACGTCATCGGCAGTAATGTCACGAGAGAGCGTTACACGGCCTTTAAAGTCGCTGATGCCCTTGAACCTTGCGTAGTTTGCCAACGCATCATTGATAGCGCCCTCGAGCTCTCCTACGGCATGGATCAACAATGCGATGAGCTCAGTCGACATCTCTCGAAGAGTTGCTGCTCCAGGAGCTTCGTTGGAGGTGCTCGACACGCCACGTGTGCGGTTGAACGCCACTCGATAAAGCTGATCGACAGAAGTGTTAATCGCATTGAGCAGCGCTTCCGTCGATGCTGGCTCGATGACATACGGCTTGGCTTCTTGCGGAAGCACAGAGACCGCATACTCCGAAATGCTTATAAGATGCTTGTCCTGAAGGTCGCCAGAGACAAAGACTCTTTGGAACGCTTGGGTATTCAGCTGATTGTAGTAAGCGCTCATCAGGTTATAGACGACCAGCTGAAGCTCAGAGACATCCTTAACCCACGAGACGTTGTTAACCGTGATGGCCACGGGAATCTCTGTAAAGCCATCGAGAGGAATGTCGACGCTTACCGCCTCCCACTCTTCAGTCTCTTCGTTTTCTCGGTAGATGGAGACAAACACGCCACCGTCCTTGCGCTCCATGATTTTGCAGTACTCAACCTCTTCGGGCTCTTCCATGAATGAGGCACGAGGCGCAATCACTTCATACTCATAACGGATGCCGTCAAATTTCCGATCCTCTCCTATCTGCCAATCTTTGAGCTCCAGTGGGTCTATCATTTCCATGTAAGGGCGAAAGCCACTGAGCGCTTCTTCGACACGAGTCCTTGCGGTATTCTCCGGTGCATCTACGAGGATGCAGGCCTTTCCATCTCTGAAGAACGATACGGCGATGTCGTTCATGACGAAGTTCTGTAAAGAGGTACCCTTTCCATCGATGTTGTGAACATCCTCGCCAAGCATATTGGCCGTCTCTTCATCGAGGCGAATCGGTTTCGACAAGGCCATAGAAATCCACGTAGAGATTACTGGCTCGAAGAGATTGAAGTACCGAGAGCGCATGGCTCGAATGCGGCGGATTTTCTGGCCTACGGTTTCCGAAACACCAGAGGATGGGTCGGTCGACGCAGCTTGATTCGAGAACTCAAGCTCGTGCGGCCAGAGATATTTCTGTCCTACAAGCTTTTCACGCTCTCCGTTGTAGAGGACTCGATAGGTTTCTAATGCCTCTTCGTTCTCTTCGTATTCTGGATGGTCGTAAAATTTAATGCCCATTACAAACTTGCTCCTAACGGCCTTGTGTAGTCATAGAGGCCATCAATCTTAATACCTTTGGACAACTGAAAGAGGCAGTACGTGCATGCATCAGCATAGTGCGTCCAGTCCTCATCTCTTGGCTTTTCGATTTCGAATGTCCCTTCTTTCAATGAACTCTTCACGAAACTCTGGATGAGTCTTCTGCAGTTTACACTCACGAGGAACTTTTCGTAAGCCATAAGCGCCGCCGTGCGTTCCAGTCGATGTTTAATCTGCGGGTTCTTTCTCTCGGCAACGATAGAGACGTTGTAAAAACCTAAAGAGGCGAGGTAGTGCTGAATGGAAGTATAATCCGACCCCGCCGTGTGAATATTTCGGGCAAACCCTGAAGCATCTCCGAAGACTCTGATGGGCGTCGAGCCATACTCGCTCGGCGGGAAGAGTGCGGCAAACTCCGCGATGGCGTCCATGAGTCCACGGGATTCTCCGCTACTCTCCCCGAGGGCCACAATCTGATGAGTGCGTGGAGCATATGGGCCACGGTCCATCCGACGAAACTCCTGCATGGCCACCCACGCCAACGGTGCCACGTTGAAGTCAAAGGACAGAAGGATTGGCAGGTCTGGCGTAGCTTCAAAGGACGCTGTGACGTTCCTGGATTCGACAAACTCCCAGTACGCCGAGCCCTTGGTAAATTTCGTGAACAAGCCCTTCTCATAGCTCAAAGCTTTTGCCGGGTCATAGGCGTAAACGTCCCTTATCTTCGTTTTGGCGTACACCTCTGCGGACGGCATGAGATGCTTATTCATCGTGGTCTCCACGATAAAGCGGCGGAAGTTGCGCTCTGCATCACCTCTGTCATAAGAGCCCCCTGGGCCGGGGATATCCGCAAGGTCTGCGTACCAGTTGAGCCCTTCGGGAGTGCCCTCTCCTATGCCCTGCCGGACCACCGCCCGTGGGCATCGAAGACGTGTCTGGCACTTCTCGAACACCTCTCGCCGCTGGAGTCCTGGCTCTGTAATCCACCATGACGCAATGTTCGAGCCGACGAATAGTTCTGGCCGATCGCCCGACAAAAAGTGCATCTCATGCTGATAGCCTTTGAGTATTAGCTTCCAGAAAGGCGTCCTCGTCAAGGAATAGTGGACTCTCTCCCGAAGGCCATAGACGTCATGAAGAACCTGCACGACTGCGGGAATTATAATCTGCTCGACCTTTGTGTACGTGGGGGCTACGCCCCAGGAAAACCTCGAGTGGCGATTGAGGAGCCACCTGTCGATAAACCAGTGGGCCGCCCCCGTGGTCTTTCCTGAGCCCAGGCCGCCTGTAATCCAGAAGATGCGCTCTGGCGTAAGGTCTTCGATGGCGTCATAGACCCACCAGGGCGCTGGGATCTCACGTGATTCGATGGGGCCCTGTGGTGTCTGGATGATCATGGAAGCGGATGTAGCACCAGCACCCAGAGGGCTCCAGTGGGTGCACTTGCTCAGGGGGGCCGTGAGGGGCGTGAGGCCGTGAGGGCGTGAGAAGCGTGAGGGGCGTGAGGGGCCGTGAGGGCCTATGGGGCCGTGAGAGGCCTTCGGTTTGCCGGATGCAACGATGGCGGGAAGGCGTTGGGAGCGTCAACAAAAACCCCTTTTTTGTTTTTTTCGGCGGGGAGTGGAGGGCCGTCCTCGAGTCAAAAAGCGAGACCTTCCGCGGATCCGTAATGATTACTGCTACTTAGAGGCTTAGCGGGCCCCGATAGGGTACGGCGGGCCCCGATAGGGTACGGCGGGGGCCTATGGGGTAGGGCGGGCCCCTATGGGTAGGGCGGGGCCCTATGGGTAGGGCGGGGCCCTATGGGTAGGGCGGGGCCTGCAGGTAGGGCGGGCCCCTATGGGTAGGGCGGGCCCCTATGGGGTACGGCGGGGCCTGCAGGTAGGGCGGGGCCCTATGGGGTACGGCGGGCCCCTATGGGTACGGCGGGCCCCTATGGGTACGGCGGGCCCCTATGGGTACGGCGGGCCCCTATGGGGTACGGCGGGGCCCTATGGGGTACGGCGGGGCCTGCAGGTAGGGCGGGGCCCTATGGGGTACGGCGGGCCCCTATGGGTACGGCGGGCCCCTATGGGTACGGCGGGCCCCTGCAGGTACGGCGGGCCCCATAGGTAGGGCGGGGCCTGCAGGTAGGGCGGGCCCCATAGGTAGGGCGGGGCCTGTTAGTTTACGAGAATTCCAATACTCATAAACTAACGGGAACCGAAAGAATCTTTAAGGATATCAGGGGGTTACGCCTGAGAAGGCGCGGCCCTCGCGATTTCTAGAAAGGTGCAGGGGTGCTAACCCCTTGAAATCACTGGGGAATTGAGTCGGTGCGAGTGTATGAGGGGATCAAGAGGGGGCAGGCGTGCCAATATGAGGGGGGCGGATGCCCTACGATAGCACGAACAATAAAACACCGTAACCCACCTGCGATCAATAGGTTAGGGGGTGCCCCTCATATTTCTTTTGATTCCGTTGACACAATAGGGGCGATCAGGCATCTTTCTAGGTACAGGGCACGCAATGGGGCGGGCCGTTAGTGTAGGGCATGAAATGAGAAAAGAGATCGTTGATATAGCGAAAAGGTACGTGGAAAGAATCGATCGGGCCGTTCGAATCAATAGGACATCTTTGATCGTTGAGCTGTACCGATATCAGGCCGATCGCGATTTCAATCGCATCGATGCGATCCGAGATATCCAATCGGCGATCGATCAAGAGGTGTGGTGTGAGATCGTGAATCGTAAGGAATTCCGATCCGATTCAGCTGATTGGATTGTAGCGTAATAAGGGGGCATAAAATGAGCGTATTATATAAGAATCACGTGATCGATCGTAACTACTCAGGCCTATCAAAAAAGGCCCTACTTACACTATGGGCCGATCGTATCGGCAAACCTTTTCGGCCCCGTTACCTATTGAGTGACTCGGTAAAGGTGATCAAGGGCGAAAAGATCGGGTATCTCACGGGGGTGTGCTACATGAGTAACGCCGTAAAGATTGCGGGCGTGGCCACGTGTAGCCATGCGGTAAAGGCGGGGTGTGTTGAGCCATGCCTAGCCATGTCGGGACATATGTCACTAGCGGGGGCCGTTGAGGCACGTGCCGATCGTCTCTCGCTCTTGATCAAAGACACGGCCCTTTTCTTTGAGATCCTATCGAGGGAATTGAAGGCCCTCGAAAAGGCCGCAAAAAGAAAGCGCTTTAAAGTAGCGGGCCGATTGAACGGAACTACCGATCTAGACTGGACCCGTATCACGTTCAACGGGGCAACCATCTTTGAACATTTCCCTAGGATCACGTGGTACGATTACACCAAAAACCCAAAGATCGCGCAGGCCTATAGCGATCGGGGGGTGTCGGTAACCTTTTCATATTACAAAAAGGCCGCAACGGCGGACCTCTTGCACTTGTTAGATCGTGGGGTAAATATTGCGATCGCCTACCGTGACACCCTACCGATCACGCAATCGATCGGGGGCCGTTCCGTTGAGGTGATCAACGGCGACTTACACGATCTGAGATTCCTCGATAAAAAGGGGGCGATCGTAGGCCTTAAGTATAAGAATCAAACAATGCACAAAAAGGCCGCTGAGGTTAACGCAACGGCCCATGAAAGCGGCTTTATCATCTTTTCGAATAGCGTGATCAATTAAGGGGGCAACGTGGGTACCTGGTACGGAACAAAAAGAGAAGGGGAGTCGGTGATCGATTATATCGCACGATCGGAAGGTATCGATCGGGCCCGTATCGTTGATCACGTGGTTAGAATCGATGCGGCCTACCTTGCGATCGCTACTGATTGCGGGGCCGTGGTAGGGGCCGTGGTTGTCATTACTCACGATCGCAAGGCGGGCACGATCGGCCTTAAATTCTTAGAGGAATCGGTTGGGCCGTATTACTGGGATTGTCCCGATCGGATACTCGACAAGTTAACGCCAACAACCTATCAGCATGCGATCGCATGGCGCCTAGGGTGTCGATCGTTCAACCTACGGAAAAGGGCCCTTAAGGGCGATCTAACAGGTAAGCGCTTAAAGATCGGATCGGGGGTGTATCGTATCGAGGGCCGCAACAACTACAGGCGGGGGGCGTGGGTCGGAACGTATGAGGAAACGGGCGTTCAATATACTATCAGGCGATCGGCCCTTAATCGGGCGGAGGTTATAGAATAAGGCGGGGGCCCTAGGGTAATACCTAGGGCCCTTTTCTTTTTAGGCGTGCAGGCGTGCAGGCGTGCAGGCCTGAGGGCGTGCAGGCCTCAGGGCGTGCAGGCGTGCAGGCGTGCAGGCGTGCAGGCGTGCAGGCCTCATGGCGTGCAGGCCTGAGGGCCTGAGGGCCTGAGGGCCTGAGGGCCTGAGGGCCTGAGGGCCTGAGGGCCTGAGGGCCTGAGGGCCTGAGGGCCTGAGGGCCTGAGGGCCTGAGGGCCTGAGGGCCTGAGGGCCTGAGGGCGTGCAGGCCTGAGGGCCTGAGGGTGTAAGGGTGTAAGGGTGTAAGGGTGTAAGGGTGTAAGGGTGTAAGGGTGTAAGGGTGTAAGGGTGTAAGGGTGTAAGGGTGTAAGGGTGTAAGGGTGTAAGGGTGTAAGGGTGT